GCTAATAATAATTATCTGCCCCTGACCAACATTGACTACACCTTGAGTACTTCTACCACCCGCAACGTTTATAAAGCTCCAGCCTCCAAGTTCATCACTGAGTATAATGGGGAACTGTACGCTATCAACTGCTATGTCAATGGTAAGTATTACTTTGACCGGTTTTATAAGTCCTCACCACCGCTGGGTTTTATCACCCAAGTCCAGACCGACCAGGCGGGACTACTACAAAATATACGGGTTGATTCGGTACGCTACATCAAAGCCGGTATGCAGCTGGATATTTACTCAAGTGGCACCGAAGCCCGATTGGTTACCGGCTTGAGCGTCGTAGCTGTTGATAAAAAGAACAACCGCTTCAGCTTTGAGATGGCCACCCTGAATGTCAAAGACAACGATGAAATCTGGCTGACCGACACTAAAGGCAAGCTGTCACGCTTTTGGAACACCGATTACAAGACTCCCGAAACGGCTGACTGGGAACGAGTACCACCAGGCCGTGAAGCCAAACCGGAGTTTACTGGTTGGGGTAAGAACAACAACCGGCTGTTCCTGTTCACTAAAAACTCTTTCTTAAAATGGGACGGGGCTAATCTGATTACCGTTTCCGAAACAATCGGCTGTGTATCGCACGAAACCATCCAAAATATCGGCTCCTGGACTATCTGGCTACATACCACTGGTGTCTGGGCCTATAACGACAATACTGGCCAACTCCAATTACTGTCAAGAGCCATCGACCCCTACATCAGAGCTATTAACCAGACCAATTTCCCTAAAGCTTCAGCTGTCGCAGTTGGTCGGGTGTATAAAGTGGCGGTGGGCGAATTGTTACCCTTAGAAAGCGTAACAACCTCCACCTCCACTTCGTCTACTAGCACCAGCTCTACATCCAGCTCGACCTCCAGCACTTCGACTTCCAGCACTTCTACTAGTACTAGTTCGTTTACGACCATAACTACCTCGACTAGTTCCACCTCAGTCAGCACGACTTCATCTTCGACTTCCAGTACCTCCACATCCACTACAACTGCCGTTTCAGCCAAAAAAGTCTACCGCTTGTGTTACGACTTTGACCTTAACGCCTGGTGGACTGAGGAACATAAGCGGGAGTTCCGTTTCCAGTTCAACCACACTATGCATGGCTACACCAAACCGTACTTCACTGATGAGCTAGGCAATCTGTTTCGTGATGAAACGACTAACCGCGACCATGTCGACCCCATACCGATGGAAGTTCAGCTAGGCAGGAATAATTTTGGTACCGACCAGACCAAACGCTACTTGTCAGTCTTGGTCGACTCGGAAAATGCCAGAGGCGCTCAATTACAATACTCCATTGATGGGGGAGCTTTCAGGACTCTAGGCCAAGTAAATAAGAACGTGGAGAAATTATTGTTCCCAACTGGCGGGGAAATTATCGAGGGGCGGGATATTGACTTTAAGTTTGTCCATAATGAGGTCGGCGACCCAGGGGTCTGGAACGGGATAACGACTTGGTGGACGTTAGCTGAGGTAACGGTCAATGGATAATGAATATAGTTACGAAGATTCGGGCTTAGATAAGTTCTTAAGCCGCTCAGTAGACAAACTAACGACTGTGCCTTCCAGCCAGATACGTTTTGACAGCGCCCAAATTAGCGGTGCTATTGGTGATGCTTTCCGAATGAGAAATATCTTAATGGAAGGCAGAGTTGGCAAACAAACTTACTTTGATGATGACGGCAACGCAGTTATAACCCAAGGCCAGCTGGATGATGGGGCGTTCGGTCTTAGGATACTGGATACCAGTGGCGTAAATATCGCCCAGTTCGGCAGATTTACTGATGGTTCAACGGCTTTGAAAATAGCCAAGTCTGGTTATGATGTCACTTCGGCATTACTTGACCAACTAGTCTTCAACAGTGACCAAAATATATTCAAAATTGTGGACAGTGTTACGGCCACTACTACCGACGCCACAGCTACGGCCGCCGCTGGTTCATTCGCCAGTGGTTCAACGACTGTCAGCATTGCCCACGGGCTAAACTTTATCCCAACGGTCTTGGCCTTCATCCAGGACACCGACTACACACCCAACCGTTTCCGTTCTTTGCCCTGGACAACCTATACTAATGTTTCAGGCACGGTCTGTAACTGGATAACTTACTCAGTGGATGCTGATGCTTCAAACATCTATTTGCTAAGTTCCTGCGTGGCGACTGGGGGGACAGCCAGCACGGGTACTAAGACTATCAAGATTTTCCTTTTACAAGAGTCGGCCAACTAACAGACTATTGTGGATTAACTACCAGTATCCTATTAATAAAACAGTATGGCACTTTTTCCTAATATCACCCAACTCCTCCAAAATGCCAGGATACCTCCTGCTAGTGGTGGAACTCTATCGGTCAATCGACTGGGGCCTATTTCAATTCCAATCTATCAACCGCCTAAGCCAGCTCCGGTTTCATCGCCAATTCTAAGAAACAGCGGTTACAGCACTCCCCCACGACAGACTTCTACCCAATACTTCACTCCCCCTCCGCCGCCAATCCCTTCATACGATATTGCCGCCAATCAAGCCAAAGCCCGTCAAGCCGCTGAAGGTGCCGTTAATCCCTACTACACCAAGTTACTGGATACTTTTCTTAAACAAGAGGGTATAGACCGCTCACTGCGTGAACAGGCTTTCAACTTAACTAATGAACAAGCAGAGGAGTCTAATAAGCTTATAGGCAAACAGACCGATGAAGACTTAACTATAAAACTAGCTGATTTGGAGAAGAACTTAATGGATACCTTGGCGGCTTACACGGCTACTGGCCAACAGCTTGAACAAACCAGAGGTCTGAGTGTCGGGCAACTGGAGAAAAACTTAACTGACACCTTGGCTGGATTTGACATCACCAAGGGCCGGACGATTGAAGATGTCGGTACGAACGTAGCTAACATCAACCAACAAGCCGATGTTTTCCAGACTGATACCGGTACCCAAGCCGATGAGCAAAGAATTGCCCTAGCCCGTGAACTGGCTACCAGGGGGTTAAGTGGCGGGCTAGGAGGTCAAGCTCGTGAACGCAGTCAAGAAGCCCAGGTTACTGCTGAAGGCCGTCAAGAAGAGGCTTTTGGCCAAGCCCGCACCGAGCAAAAGCTATTCCAGTCCCGCACCCTTGGCGACCTAGTACGAGGTGGGGAACTGGCCACGACCAAGAAAGGCCAGGAAGAGTCCCAGATAAACTTGGAAGCCAAACAAAAACAGGAAGACCTAGCTCGTAGCGGTGAGTTGGCTAAAACTAAAAAAGGCCAAGAGGAAGTCGGTACCAAAACCACGGCTGCCCAGAGAAAAGAAGCAGCGGCTCTGGCTTCTAAGCAGACCAAAGCCCAGGCCAAATTCGATATTGATTCTTACTACGCAGTGCATGGTGAAACCGGCGGCCCAAGGTCGGTTACTGAAGAAGCCAGACGCAACGAACTGGAAAAACAGCGCCAAGACGCTTTCTTAGCCGAGGAAAAAAGGCAAAGGCAAATAGTCTTTAATGAATTCCTAACCAGCCTCAGCGACCCAGCCCGAATGTCCCAGGCTCGCAATGCCTACGGGGGATATTTTTGATGGCCTACTCCCCAGCAGTTGAACAATGGCGTGCTCGCTTAGCCAGCATTTTTCCGGCTTCGGAAGTCGATAAAATGCTCTATGTCATCCAAGGTGAATCAGGCGGACGACCAGAAGCTGTAGGTGACAGGGGCGCTTCTTACGGTTTGTTCCAGTCCCAAAGTCCCAGAGGTTCAATTGCCACCCCTGAACAGCAAATCCAGGATGCTCTCAGGCGTTTCCAGCAACGAGGTTATAAAGATTGGGGTGAGAATAATTCTTACCAAGGTAAGAAGTTCGGTGCTCTGGGTAATCGCCCCTATCCAGGTGGCCCGTCAGCCGCTTCATCAGGCGGTGGCACTAGTTACAATCCCAGTGCCGGTAGTTCAGTGACAGCTGGTTTTGACCCCGCCCAAGTCCAAGCTCTTAGAGATGCTGTATTGGGTGCCCGTAATATCCAAGCCCCACCTTCGCCCTTAGACGCTTCCCCGGAAATAGCCAATCTTTACCGAAGTAGTTTTCAGCTGCCTCAATCTGAAATCGCCACTGGGGCATTGGCTAATATCGGAGAGGAACAAATCAAGTACCAAAAAGACGTGGAAGCCAAAACCCAGCAATTAGAGCAAGATATGGCCGATTTCAGTAAGTATAAAAAAGTTCCCAAAGATAATGGCGGCTATGACTTCATTGACCCCCAAGGCAACCAAGTGGATGTTGCGACAGTATCGCAAAGAACAGGTACAAGACCAACTGAAATTGTCAAGGACTCCGATAACCCTGAAGACCAGCAATACGTTTCGGACTACACCCGTCTTAATAAGTTTGTTCAGTCCATGCAAGACATGGAAACTGGCGATAAAGAGGCAGCCGCTTACGTTAAAACAACTGTAGATAATGACCCTGGCTTGAAAAAATTATGGTCTGAACATTTAGCTAAAAACTCATCGCCAGATGATTTCACCCAGAAAATAATGGACTACTTCCGCCAGCATTACAATAAGTATTACGGCCTCCCAGGCACCCCCAAAACTCCTGTAGTTTCTACACGAAAAATTGGGCCTCTGCGAATTCCTACTGGCATTGGTCAACCATCTTCACGGCGGATATTTGCCGACCCACAGACAGTATTGGGAAACTTACCATATAATGCCTATGGGTTTGGGGGCGGTTCTGCCCAAGTCCCTAGCCAAAACGCCCGTGGCTCTAGTATATTGGATTGACTCATGGCTTTTAATTTCCTTAAGAAACTTGCCAGAGGCGACGAGAAACCTGGTGGGGGGGTTTTTGGTTTCTTGCGTGATGTTGGTAGTGATGTCGGTAAAGTAGCTACTACCCCCTATAACCTTACCCGTCTAGGGGCAGCTAATGTTTCGGGGGTACGTGGCCAAGCTGAAGCTGCCCGTCGAGATTTAGGTGGTGCTCAAAAAGTAGCCCAGACCTACATCACCCGTCCCGTACTTCGAACCGGTCAGAGTTTATTTGGTGGAGAAACTATCAACCCAGATGAAGTTAGAAACCAGGAATTATTCAAAGCTATTTTTGGCGATGAACCGATTAGTTCCTATCAAGAAACCTACGGCCAACAAAGAGAAGCTGGTAGGGGTGTCCCAGCCGCTTTAGGGATTGCCAGTTTAATGGCCGCTGGTGACGTCCCATTCCTACCTGGTTCCAAAGTTACTAACAAGTTAATCAAGGCCAAAACCGCCCAAGATGTTAAAAAAGTCTTGGGTAAGATAGATGACGATACGGCTCGGCAAATAGCTGTCGCTACTGACCGCTATGCTATTGAAAATATATTAAATAAAGGGAAAACAACCCCACCCAGTATTTTGCCTCCGCAAGCCATTAAAGGTGAGGTTCTGCCAGAACCACCAGTCATAGCCCAAGACATCACTAATCTTCTCAGGGGCACACCGGCCAGCAAAGGTGTTACTCCAGTTAAAGGAGCCAAAGGGTTGAGGCGTGAGCAAGAAATACTTTACTCCCAAGCTAGAGGTAAAAAATTTACTGCCTCTAAAGCTGCTGGTAAGAAATTAGAAGGAAGCGAAGGTTACTTTGCGGAACGGTCAGCCCTTCAGGGGGAACTGCCAAAAGTGGAATTTAGTGGTATAGCTCAGAAATTCAGCCCAGACAAGGCCGAAGATATATTTACCCAAGGTCGAGCACACGTTCAGTCCTTACCAGATGAGACTTTCACTAGATTAGGACTTGAACCGAATTCAGCTAGGTTCAATACCCAGACAGCTCTTCGTAAAGCCACCCACGGGGAAGACGGAGTACCGACTTTCAGCGATATTAAACTTCTCGAAAATGCTTTCGGCAAAGAAATGGCCGATACCGTGCGTTCTAGCATACCAATCTTTGAACGGATGAAAAACTTGGCAGCCCAGCTCGTTGGAGTACCTAGAACTGTTATGACTTCTTTTCTTGATTTATCATTCGGTTTAAGACAGGGACTGGTACTTGGCTCTCGTCATCCCAAAGAATGGACGAGAGCTAATATTGAATCTGTTAAATACATGAAAAACGAAAGTTACTTCAATAAAGAAATGGTTAGAATGGCTAAAGCGCCTGAATATGAGGTGATGAGCAAGGATATGGGTGTTGCCTTGACTGGCATCACTAAGCAAAGTGAAGAGGCTTTTGTGGCGCTTGATATAGCCGGTAAGATACCTGGTATCAGACGGACTGCCCGGGCTTATGATGGCACAGCTACCAGATTTAGATTTGATGTCGCTAAAAAGCTAATTGATTCTTATGGCGGAATAGATTGGGTGAAACAGAACCTAACTCCTAGAGAGCTGAAAGATTTGGGTGAGTTTATAAACACTGCTTCTGGTCGAGGAGGCAAAGCTGGCGGACTTTTAAGCAAACACGCTGGTCTATTATCCACCACACTTTTCTCTCCACGCCTGTGGGCTTCCCGCCTGAATACGCTCAACCCTTATTACTATGCCCGTCTGAGTGGCCCAGCCCAAAAACAAGCCTTGCAATCGGCTGGGGCTTTCGCGGCTGTTGCCGGAACAGTTCTGACTGCTCTAAACGCTATGGGAGCGGAGATAGAAACCGACCCTCGCAGTGCCGACTTTCTAAAAGCTAAGTTCGGCGATACCCGTTATGACGTACTAGGTGGTTTTCAACAGAATATAGTTTTTGCTTGGAGAGAACTATCCGGTGAAAATAAAAGTTCCCAAACTGGAAAAGTTACAGTGTTATCTGGAGAAGATAAACCTTATGGCGGGGCTGATAGAATCAGCATCGCTGGGAACTTGGTCGAGAATAAATTAAACCCAATTTTCGCTACAGCTGGACATTTTATAAGAGGGGAAGACCGCAGTGGCCAGCCAGTCAATCCGTATACTGAGATTGCTAGGCTGTTCGCCCCCCTAAACTTCCAATCAGCCTACGATGCGGCTAAAAATGAAGAAGACGTGGTAAAGGGAATCACTATGGCAGTTCCTGGCTTTTTTGGCACAGGCGTCCAAACCTATGGCATTAAAGACTTAAATATTTCCGATAAACAAACAGAGCATATTGAAAAACTTAAGCAGCAAGGAGCTTCTACGGGACAGCAAAAGGCCACCAAAAACTTCTTCCAGAATCTGAAAGTTGGTTCTTCGAGCAAAGACGACCAGTTAAAGAAGTTTGACGAAGCCTACGAAGCGGGCAATGTTGACGAAGCCCAAAGGATAGCCGATGATTATAATGAACAGTTGGCTCAAGCTTTGGATAAATGGGGTGAACAATACGGTCAGTATGCGACAGATGACCTCAAAAGAACTTATCAAGAAAGTAAAATCAATCCCAGAACTAGAGTCAAAGCTATCAGAAGTCGGCTTAAAAAAAGTTCTAGGGAGCTACAACTTGTACCATAAAGGAGGTAAACGATGAGCGAATACAAATTAATTCAAGGAAAAGCCGGAAAGCGTTACCTGAAAGACGGCAGACTAGTAAGTGTTAAAGATGTACCAGAAGACGTACTACAAGATTTAACGAAAGATAATGTAGTAGGGGAGCAAGGTGTCAAACCCACCCCTAACTCTGAACCGTGTATTTTCTGTGGTAAGTGGGGCAACCTGACTCGTTCTATTAATGGACAGAGTATTGTGCTTTGTAATGAACATTTTTATAATCGGACTATTGGGCAAATAGCCCAGCAAATTCGAGAAAGGATGATATGAGCCCTCCATTCCGTAGTACTAAACAACGCCGGTTTCTATATGCTAAAAAACCCACTTTGGCTAAACGGTGGAGTAAAAAATATGGTTCAAAGATAAGACCCAAGAAAAAGAAGAAATGATTATGACAAAACTAGTATATTTAACGGCCGAGAATAAAATTAAGGCTCAATATATACCAGGAGTAGCTGCGACTCATAAATGGTTGTATAAGAACTTTGGGAAAGCTAACTATTGTGAGAACAGCCCCATTCACATTGGTAAACGTTTTGAATGGTCTAACTTAAGTCGTGAATATAAACGAGATATATCTGATTGGAAACAACTGTGTCCTTCGTGCCATCGAAAGATGGATTTTACCGATGCACAGAGAAAACGTATTTCTCAAAATCGTAGGGGTATTCCTGCTACATGGCGAAATCGAATGGTTGCTCAATTCAACAGCAAGGGGAATCAGTTATCTATCTATCATTCAATAACAGAAGCTAGTCAAGAAACGGGCATCACTAGAACCGGAATAATGAATACGCTGGCAGGCAGAACTTTAACCTCTGGTGGATATAAATGGCAGTATGTCTCAGGAGTATAAATTGACAAAACTAGAAATTGAACGTTTGGCTATTTTAGAAACCGACATGAAGTATGTGAAAGAAGCTGTCACTAACCATATTCCTACGACTTTAAGTAACCTAGACGCTAAGATAACCAAAATCAATCTGCGCTTGGCTTACGCCTCTGGTGCCATAGCCATAGTCGTTGTCTTGGCTCAGATAGCTATTAATAAATGGGGCGGTTGATGCGTCTAAGTTTTAACGGTAGCTACTTCGTCACCCGTAAGTTCGGGGTTGTTGACCCCGCTTATTCTACTTACCCAGGTTCTCGACACCCAGGAACAGATTATGGGCTGCCCGCCAATACGCCTTTAGTAGCTGGTATGGGTGGCAGAGTAAATATTTATGACCGCAGCTCTAACATACGCACTGGTAGGGGTAAAGAAGTTGTAATCACTAAAGACGATAAACAGCGTAAAACCTGCCATATGAACCGCATAGACGTTAAGAGTGGCCAAACGGTTGCCGAGGGGCAAGCGATAGGTTTATCGGGTAACACCGGTTTTTCCAGCGGCCCCCACCTGCATGATGAACTGAAAATTGAGGGCCAATACATTGATTTAGAAAAATATTTAAGCGAAGGAGGCAATATTATGTTCCCGAACAAAGGCGACCTAGAAAACTTTAATCTACGGACGGGATGGCCCGGCCACAAACCTAACGCCAATGACATAGCCTACTGGACAACCGGTACGGGCAATGACGGCTGGGCGGCCGGAGCTGATAACGTCTGGAAAGATTTGATTTATTCCGTGACGCTGTATGTGCTGGACAATTCCGTGGTAGAAGTTCTTAACCCTGGTATTTACAAAGTTAATTAATAGAAAGGAAATATATGAGCTACCTAAAAAAAGTCTGGGACGTCTTGAACGGTAAGAAAACTTACGCCGGTGCGTTCCTATTTACGGTCTACATGATAGCCGTGAACAATGGCTGGGTTGGCTATGACCAACAAGTTGTCAACGTCCTCGAAGTTGTCTTTGGTATTGGTTTAGCCCACAAAGCTACCAAGTTTGTTAAAAACACGCTTTAGAAAGGGCTGATGTGGAGAAGTGCCCTAAAAAATGGCAAAAGGAGTGTCCCCTAGAAGAACATTACCTCGTCCGCCATCATACTGCTTATCCAGGCAGTAAGTACACTACTCCTTTAGAGCAGGAATATCGGAAACTACCTTCTAACAAAATAGAGATGTGCCGGTTCGTGGAGATGGAATTACATAGGGTCAACCCCAACGGCCCACCCAAACCAACCATAGAAGTTATGGAATACTGCGTTGAACAGGAACGCTTACACCGTGAATTAGAGGGGAGGCGGCCATGAGCGAAAAGAGGTGGAAGCCCTACGAGATTTCTATTACCGAAGGTGACCAAAACACCCCCCATTATCTTGTCAGGAATGAGGCCCAGCGTAAGGAACTGCGTAAGCGCAAAAACTTCCAGAAGGAAGCCCAGAATATCGGCTTATTGGCCGTACAATTGTTTTGGAAAAAAGACTACTGTGATTATGTCGGCTTCACCCGGATAGACGACCAAGGAAACGAGGGCTGGACGAGAGTCTTCGGCCAACAGGAATTGGTGGACTGGATGGCCGGTTTTACCTTGACTGACAAACGCCGCCATGACCTGCACCATGCCAACCGTGAGAAGGGTAGTTTCGTGTCACAGGCTGGCTGGACTCCAGATGTGTTGGTGGACTTTATGCCTTCTGAGCAAGAAGAAGAGGCTTTTATTGATTGGGAACTAAAAAAAGACGAAGAGCCTAACGGTACTTTGTACATACCGAAGGAGGGGTAATGGAGAAACAGCCGGAACAAACTTTTGAAGAGCTAGGAGAGGTTGAGAGGCTCAAAAAACGGCTATCCCTAGTCGAGAAGATGTTACGGGACAGCGCGAGAGGTGACGCCGAAGAGTCAGTTATCGCTCTGGCCATCCGTGAATCAGTGACCGCCCGCCCAGAAGTACCTGTAGCCAGACTAAGGAAACTCGGTAAGGGTGTCCTGCGGACTGCTGGCATCTTGGATGTCGGTGATGTCCACTACGGAGAACTGGTTACGGCTAGAAGCACTGGAGGGGTGGCCGAGTACAGCCCAGAAATAGCCAGAGAACGTTTTGACTACACCGTTAATGAAGCCATCCGTTTAGGCAAGGAACATAAGATTTCGTCTATTTGGGTTATTGGCGGCGGCGATATGATTTCCGGCGACATCCATGACGACCTGTCCCGGTCTAATGAAATTATGCCTATTGAACAAACCCTGGACTGCGCCGAGATGATGTATGGCGGGTTAGAAAAACTTTGCCAAGCCTTCCCAGAAGTTAATTTTGTTGGCGTATCGGGTAACCATCCAAGAATGTACCGCGTGCCATTTTATAACCGCAAACAGATTGAGTCCTTGGATTATATGCTTTACAAGATGCTGGAAGCCAAAGGAGTCAACCAACCCAACCTGAACTTTCACACGCCTGAGAGTTTCTGGACAATTATAAATGTAGAAGAGCGCAAGTTCATGGTCCTACATGGTGACACCATAAAACAACAGAACTCTATGTCTTTGGCTTTCTATGGTATGTGGAAAGAGTTTATGAAATGGAAAACCATAGGGGAGACTGTTGGTGAGTTTGACGATATGCTCGTTCATCACTTTCACGTTCCTGTAATTTTGAGCATAGGCGAAGGTAGCTACTATGGGAATGGCGCTCTCAAGGGTAAAGATGATTTCTCCCTAGCTGGTACAAGAGCACCCGCACCAGCCTCTCAACGATTTTTAGTTGTTGGGAACGGTGAAGTCCAATCTGAAACTCTAATTAAAAGCGAGCATATTAGGAGGCCAGCATGACCAAGCGTTAATTATTTAAGAGGGAGTTGGCCTCTCACTCGCACAATTTAGCTCCTTTAACAAACTCCATCTCACAAAAGTCTCTCAACTTTATCGCCAGCTCCCTCTCAGGTAATTAACCTGGAAAGGAATATATGGAATATAGTCGTGTGGAGGTGACCTGGCACGATGCCAACAGCGAAGCGGGTTGGATAACCCTCGAAGCAGCCAAAGAATTGCTACCCCAGTTATGCAAATCCCTGGGCTATCTGCTGGTCAAAGATGAAGTGGCGGTCATTCTTGTCCAAAGCGTCCAAGAGGGTAACGATGATGTCGGTGATGCCCTTTGTATCCCGACAGAATGTGTCCTAAACATAGACTATGAAACTTTTAACGAACAGATTGCGTAATGAACGCATCCGCACAGCTACGGGTATTGTCGGCAATATCCTGCAATTTATTATCGTGGCGTTCTTGGTGTGGCAGGCGGCGCAATGAGTGAAGTAAATATTACAGCTCCCGAAGATAACGCCCCCTATGAAACTGAAATCAATAAGCTAAAAAGAGAATTACCTGACTTGGAAAGATATGTTGAGTGGGTGAAAGCTAGAATTTACGAATTGGAAAACGGTCAACTATGAAATACGAGCTAACAACCATTTATATAATCGTCTGCTTAATGTTGGTATTTTTAGCCTGGCTTTTTCGTAGGCCGAGATTATAAACATCACCCCGTAAAAGAAAATAAGCGTATAAGCTCTCACAGCCCACACAAAGCCATATAACAGCCCTTTGGCCATTTTAGCCATAGAACACCTAAAATTAGCTTCTGAGGTTTCTACACGTTCCAGGAACATCTCACGCTGAATCTTACGGCGGGCTTTAGCCTGAGTTTTGGTCAGACAAGCCCCTCCCAACACTGGGTTATCTATATAGAATAAATTCTTATCAAATACTTGTTTAATGGGTTGGCGGTCAGTTCAGTCAGGTTGCCATTGGTTCCTTTTAATTACATGAGTCTAAAGTGCCGAAGGTTAGTAATCCTTCAAGGCTCCTGAGAGGGTGGGTCTCAGTTCGGCACCCATACAGTATACTCTGCCTATTAGTTGGGTGGTCAAGCGATATGCACAGGTTTTAACACCAAGTCTGAGTATAAAAACTCAAATGTCTGTGTTATACTTAACACATGAGAAGTTATAAAACTGGAGTTTATAAAACCCATAATATCAACACAGAAACTGCTAGATGGATGCAAGGTAGAGATTATGTGAGAGAATTAGTCAGAGTTAGAGATAGCCATACCTGTCAAATGTGTTTCGCTATATGGTTATCCAAAAATGGTAAAAAGCGTTTTGATGTACATCACTTAAACGGATTATGCGGGAAAAAATCCTTGGGGGTAGATAAAGTCAAAGACATCCCTAATCTTACTACTTTGTGTCATAGATGCCACTATAGTCACCACCAATTCAGTAGAAAAGGCCAATACTCAAACCGTTAAGCCCAGCTAATTGTATAACTGCCGTCTGAGGTGACGTAAGCTGTCGTGGGGAGGCCGAATAAGGTTATTTTACGTTGCTTCATACTTGGATTTTAGCACAGCAGCCCCTTCCTTCGAGCGAGGAGTGTAGGGGATGTCTTTTACATTTTGATAGGTTTAATACTCTGATAACACCGCATTGGCTAGGGGGGACGTAACAGGGGCTAATATATCCTCACCCTAGACTTAGCGCTATCATCAAGCCTCCTTCATGGCAAGTATCGTCTATCCAGTTTTTGAGTAGGCTGTGAACTACAGTTTGTAAAAGTAGGGCTTGACAAAGAGTTTCAATTTGATAACATTAGAGTATCAAGAAGTACAGCCCCGCATCTAGCGGGGTTTTCTCTTTGTTAAACACTATTTATATTTCTTCAAGAAGTACAAATAGATACCTAGATTATCTTACTTCTCTTTCGCTGTGTCAAGCCTCTTCAATATCTACTTGCACCCTAGGCTCACCAATCTCAAAAAAATGGGTGATGCTTCTAACATAGCGTAAATTATCATTGGGAAGTTTGCCCGCCATCACTAGCCCGTCAAAAACAAACTTACAAGCAAAAGCGATATTGTCCGGGTCGCTTCTTTTATTGGGCACCGTCCAAGTGAAGGTATAATCAGCTGGTCCTTTTATTAAAGAACAGGACTTGGCCTCCCATGCCACCAATTCCGTGAAGTCTTTTTTCATCTTAGCTGCTGCGAACTTATTAGCCCGTTCAGTTTCGATGTATTTATTGAGGGTCGGCAGTCTTCCGGCGATTTTGAGTTTCATCTTTAACGATACGATATACCTTAGGCACGGCTCCTGGCAAGTTCGGCCCACCCAAAGGCCAACGCAGAATCACCACCTCGTGCCCAGCTTCCACTTGGTCTAGAGCTTTAGCCACGCTAAGCTGAAATTGTCGGGCGCTGTACTCAATCGGGGAAGATTTCATTGGGGTCGTCCTCGACGATTGGTATTTCACTGGCTTTTAAGATTTTCAATATTTCTTCAGTGTCCTCGTAAATCAGTTCCAGGATTTCCTGGTTAGTGTCTTTAATGGGCGGGTCGGGGATGACACTCGGCTTAAGAACCTTGAACGAATAGTTATCGTACTGCTCATTAAAGGTCAGGTCTACCTCGTCGCCTACAACTACCGGCCCAAAACCAGTTGCCGTTTTACCCTCGGCCTCTATTTTAACCAGTGTCCACGGCTTGCCTTTGGCCGTTTTACCTGTTTTGAACTGGGTGTCTAAAATTTTAGTTACTTTCATTCTATGCCTTTACTTAGATTAATATTACAACAATCTTCCTCGGTTCTATATGGACAGTATTGTGTAACTGAATCATACAGTTCATGCTCTGGCGTGCAAATACAAACAGGCGGTTTTTTGGTTCTCCAGGCGTTTCTGAGAGCCGCCAGACGGTTTTCGACATTCTCAATGTAGTCGGGGTTGACTTTGGTCTTGTAAGCCACCAGGCGGCCTTTGAGAGCGACGTAAATATAGTGTATCTCTTCGACTTCCTGTCCGTTTTCTTGCAGTAGCAGAACATAAGCGTGGTTTTGCAGTTGGTGACCAAGATAGGGTTCGTCTTTGGCTGCCCATTTCTTTTGGCCATTGGGCCACAGCCCTATCTGTTCTTTGAGTGATGTTACGCCGTTGTTTTCGTAGAAGGCATAATCATCTACTGACTTGACCTCAATCAAGGTTTTGCTGGTGGGGGAGAAGTTATCGTATTCGCCGGTTAAGTCTAGCTTCTTAGAAGTCAGACGTTTGTTACTAATTACATCGGGGTAAAGTTTCTCGATGTGCGGGCGGATAGCGGTTTCCAAATGATGCCCCGCCCCCCACCTGAGTATCTTAGCGGCACTCGGTTTTACCAGTTCTGGTATGCCTAGACGGGCGTAGTAATGCGCTCTCGGACACATGGCAATCGCACTAGCGTGCCAATGCTTATATTCCCGTTCTTTGTTCTCTTCGGCGATACTTTGATAAAGTTTTACAGAAAGGTCGTTACTTAACATTTGGCCTCCGTTTGCTTATGGTGCCACCTATTTTCCCAACCTCACGAGCTAGTTCATGGTCACTGCCGAAACCTCTTAAGTGGGTAGCGTTTGTCTTAGTCGAACCACCCAAAGCACCTATACGTTTAAAAAAATCCTTGCCATACAAACTCTTAATAGTTTTAGTGGCTAGGTCGGCTCCTGATTTTGTCCCTGACATTTTATTCTCCTAAAGTTTTAATAAATGAATTAGCTTCACTAGCTGATATGAATTGTCTGGGGAGGGCGCGGTATTGGACAAAACCGTTGATTATCCGGCGTTCAATCAAACCGTCATCATGTTCTAGTTCCCTAGCCCTGCGTGAGATAATGCTCGGCTTCGCTCCCCAGGTATCGGCGCAGTGTTCCAGTTCTACGCCTGAAATCCACCCACCCCTATATCTTAAATGCTCCATAATCCGTTGTTTCGTAGTTATCCTAACGCCTCGCATAATTCCCTCTCATAGAGAGCATAGCATATAGGGCTATGCCTTGTCAACCCTTACTTTTCTGCCATTTAACGTGTAGTTTAATTTTATGTTGGAGGGAGTCAAAAAAGACATCGACATCCCCGCCAACCCAAAAAGAGCCTATCGTGCCATCTTCCAGTACGGCCTCCCCTACCAAATCTTTCCCTCGGCTCTCTACCCATAGTATTTTTTTAATCCGTCCTTTTTGTTTCATAAATGTTCTTTCAGGTGACAATTTCTGCACTTCCATTCTATATTTTCTAAACTCATTTTTAAGTGGGGGTGCGACCCCCGTTTAAGTTTATGCGCCACGTCCAATTTCCCGCCCACCCCACAACAATTACAGGAATGCCCAGAGGTTTTATCTAAATATGGTATCGCTATTTCATCCCTCCACTTTATGTACTCTCTCCCCCTACGGCCTATTTTTCTCATTTCTTACCTCCTTGCTTCTTAAGGGGTCTTGTAGGAGTGAGTTTATATTCTGTGTACCATAGCCAGAAGTTATCGTTGGTTGGCATTGTTGCCCAGTTTTTTGTTATTTGGTAGCCTAAATTATCAATTCTAGAGCCACCTAGATAAGGCATATTAGATGTTCTATCTTTTGGCTCAGACCTACTCCATTCTAGAAACACCCCCCAATACTTATTCAGAATATCTTGTCTATTATCCCCTACAGCCTTCATGGGGTGTTCAATTCTTTAACCAGGGGACAATTCTTACCAAGCTCTGCAAATGTACATCTAGGTTTAGTTTGATGGTTAATAAATCCCTCATACCCATACATTAAAACTTGAACTGTCGCTGGCCATTCAAGACGTGGGTGGTGGTATCTCAAACGATGTTGCCATACTTTACTCATTCGCTTCCCTTTCTAAGTGCTTCCAAGCGTCCTTTAATTGCAGAAGTGGGTATCATAATCTCATTGCTGCCCTGTAATATATTATTTTCTAGCTCATCAACCCTAGCCTCTACAATTAGGGCTTGAATGGCGTCAACCAAACATACTTGATTAGTTTCCCACTGCTCGCTTTTATCCATGTCACCGTAAAACATATTGATATTAACTAAATGAGCATGAAAAATCTCTTCTATCTTAGCTTCAGGGGTCATAGTAAACCTCGTAAACCAAGCCCAAAGATTATCCCCAGAGTAAACCCAAATATAAGCCGACTGCGATGGACATAGCGAAGTTCAGGTGTCCAATTCTCTTTATGTTTCAACTTCTCAATTATTGGCTTCTTACGAGCAGATAGTTTACTCATTTATTTAACCTTTCTTAACTTGGTTAGACGTTTTTCTACATCAGCTGTAAATATCTTCTCAGGTTTAATGGGTGGCTTCCAATAATTGTGACCAAATATCCAACATTTCCACATCTATAACTCCTTTATACGTTGTCTTAGTTGGCTGCGTAATTTATTGCGAACATGAGCTTTCTCGTTGAATATTGGTGGCGTGGTAGGATAATAATGCTTGTCTTTAGGTGCTACCTGTTCGTCCTCCCCAATCATATCCATAACCAGCTCCACTATCTTGGTGTGGGCGGCTTCTACCCTAACACCATACAAGCCATTCTTACCCACTAGTTCATAAAGTACTTGGCGTAGGTCTGTAGGTTCTTGGGTCATGATTTGTCCTTCAAAGCCATTGCTGCCACTAAAGCATAGTTCGCACATTTAGGATTAGCGCAGTAACCCTGACGCTTTTTGCCCCATCTATGGTAGGTGTAGGCTAGGGGTTGTTGGCACTTCACGCAGTATCGCTGGTCGCCCCATACTAGAGCAAATGTTACTATTTTCTCAGTGGGGGCGGTTAGTTTCTTAGTCATTTTGCTCCTTTGCATTACTAATGTTTATACCGTACTCGATAAGCTCTGTATCCTGTATTTCTTGGGCGTATTCGATGGCCTCTAGCTTATCGTTAAAGGTTTTTCGGAGGCTGCCGCCGCCAATATCATCATCTCGCACCCAAACCTGCCATTTATTACCTTTCGGTTCAATGCTTAGGAAGTTATTGGCGGACATATGGCCCCTTAACGCTCTCAGAGGCCGTGAGAGCCATTTTATCCAGCAATCGCCTATAATCCTCACATAACTGTAAAACATCGTTTATTTGGATTGTCTGGAGGTCTACTAAGTCAAGCAGCTTTTGGGTCTTGTCGGTAATTTCCAATTCAATGGCCATTCTATCGGTATCATTCATCTTGGTACTCAGGGATTAAGTCTTTTTCATCCAGCCACACCAAAAAGTCACCAGCGTTGGCGTGGGTTTTAGTAGTCTTGCACTCCACTAAATATTTGTCCCAGTATTTGTCATAAACGTTCTCTAAAAATATGTCGTTAGTTAGGTTACTCATTCCAAATCCTTATTATTTCATTATATCGTTCTTGACGTTGTATGACTCTATTTTCTTGGGCTGGACTCAGGCCGTCAGCCCAGTGCTTGCGCCTTTTGTTAGGTCGTATCACTAAAATAGCGTCCTTTTCAGGCATATACTTAATTCTAATTTTCTTCATAAAACTCCTTTCTTAGTTTGAGCGTTCCAGCAATCTCACATAATGCTCGAACGCCCACCCCTACATAATACTGTTATTAAACAGAGGTGGTTTTACAAGTAGCTTATCCCGCCCCTAAGAGCGTATTAGTTAATCGTACGTTCTAACTAATGTTCCGCAGTAAATCTCTCTTAGCGAAGTAAAGTTTATTCAACTTCTTTTCTTCTTCCATGAGTTTTTTTACTTGTGTGCGGACATTCTCCTCAGCGACTCGCAGTTCTTCCTGTGCTCGCTGGTAGTAAACTAACTGATGTTTTATCCGTTCTTTTACTTCTTGAAGTGGTGTTACCGTAATACGTTTCATTTTTATCCTTGTCTACTCTTATGGAGTGGGTGGCTGGCTTACAATGACTAATACCGCCTGTCTACGGACTGGCTACCGTTCATCGGAGCATTGAAAACCGCCCACCCACCCCTTAAAGGAGCAGGAAAAGTTACTTGTTATCCGGCATAACTGCCGTTTAATTGTTAAGCTTCTTTTATCTAGGGGTTGCCAGCAATAAATTGCTAGCGGTTGAGCTTAATCCATTGATGAGCTGCTATTTTCGAGAAAAAACCCTTTTCTATCAAGTGTTCCCCGATAAACACGCCCCAGTTAAGATGTCCAACCTTTCGAACAGTGTATTTTCTCATCATCAACCCCTTATTTAGCGAACAAAAGGCGAACCCCTAGATCGTGGGTAACACCTTAGGTTTATTAATGACAATCCCTAGATAAATTGTGAAGTGTTAGTTAAGGTTGTGGGGCGAACTAATCGTGGTAAGCGTGCGGAGATTATCCAGCTTGACTTTCGCTCACCCCTATATTTTCTTACTTACTAGCTAAGTTTCTCTATGTTCGCTTAACTCTGCCAACAGCATAGCACCTACATACTAGGCGGTCAAGCAGAATGTTACATTTGCTTAGACTTATAAACAACCTCTATCTGTTACAGCCAGTGTAGTATGCACAACACCCCACCCAAAACTAAAGAATGGTAGAATATGGTTATGAGAAGCAAAGACATTGAGATAATCAAGCACAAGGCTAAGGGCAAGACTCTTAAGCAGATTGCAGCAGTAGTCTACCCTGACCAGAGTGTCCACGCCGGTGAAGTGTCGGTTAGCAGGCGGCTGAAAAAAGCTGAAATACAGACGGAGCTGCAAAGAGAGTTAAACAGACAAGGCATAACCCTCAAAAAAGCCCTCGCCCCCATTAAAGACGGACTGGAAGCTACCAAGTACGCTCAGGTGGAAGGTGATTTTTTTGATACCCAGCTACCAGAACATACCACCAGGCTTCATGCTTCACGCATGGCCTTGGATTTACTAGACCGCGCCACCCCATCAAGTTTAAGCCCTGTAGATTCAGGTAGGATAGCCGTAGCTTTAGAGCATGGCAGCGAGACGGACTTGCTTGGTGTGATTTTCGGTAAACGGAGTGCTGAAAAACCCACCCCTACAAGTAATGTATTAGAAGCATAATAGACGAGCAAGAGTAATAGAACGGGTTAAAGCTAATTTCTAGCCATTCTAAGCCCTTTTAAGGTGTTAAAAAGGCAAGACCTGATACTTTATACCTTTTTTTAACAAAACAGGCAGTCGTACATTAACAGGGGTAGTAGCGTAAGCTAAGCGTATCACCCACCCCCCACTACATATAGCGTGTACTGTACTCATTATTATATATAGGTTATAGGCTGTTTAATGGTGTTTTAAGGGGTAGCGTGCTCCACTACTAACAGGGGTCACGGGCCACCCAATCAGACCCCATAGACCACCCAATCTGATGCGTCAACCTCCTGTTGTGTAGGATTAGCATTACTCCTTGTGTGACAGAAAATATTTAACTCCTTGTCTGGTAGAAAAAAATAATACTTGACATTGTCCAACTGGACATATATAATCAGGGGTATGAAGAGCTGTTTGAACTGTAATAAGGAAATAGGCGGTAAAGCTACCTACTGTTCTGAGAAGTGCTCTAAAGCTTACCGAAGGCGGACAAAACAAGGCGAACAACCCGGACAAAATGACCCGAATTACCCGGACAAATCAACCCGGACATTAGATTTTGAGCTAACCCGGACAGACCTTGCATTTGACGAGTGGCAGACTAGTCGTGGGAATCCCAACTATTACAATTTTGATAAGGAAGTATTTGAAAGAGTTTGTTTCCTTCCTGATTGTGAGCAGAAGTTTAAGACCCATCTCAAGTTACTAAAGTATTGTTCACCAAAACACTATGTTGATGGGTTGGGTTTAATTGTTCGACTAAAGACGAAGGGCAATAAATGAAGAAACTGTTAATTATACTGGCTATTGTTTTGCTGGGGTGGGCGTTAAGCGTTCAGGCCGAGAAGTACGATGGCGATTGTACTGGCACTGAAACCGTCGGACGCTGCGCTGATAAATACATTCCTCACACGCCTACTGGTTGTCCTTACGGTGACAGTATTCCTCTAGATAGTCCGAAATGCGTCCCCGAACAATCCTGGGGGAAGTGATATACTTTAATCAGTGGATTTACAAACCTTAGCCCTCCAGAAGATAGCCCTCCGCTGCCGGACTGACCTTTACTTTCTGTGTAGGGAGGTGCTGGGCTACGATTTAATGGTGCCCCACGTCCACCAAGAACTATGCGATTACACGACTTCCGTCCTCCCCAACCATCCGGGTATCAGTAATATTGAGGGGTTTGACCCCTCCAAGAATTTTCTGCTGCTGCTGGAACCCCGGGGTGTGTTCAAAAGCTCAATCGTGACTATCGGCTTGACTCTCCAGTATGTCCTGAACGAGCCGAATGCCCGGATTTTAATAGACTCTGAAACCTTCTCCAAGAGCAAGGCTTTTATGCGGGAGATAATCGAACATCTGATGGGCAACCCCAAGTACCGGGAAATTTTTAAGGCTATCCACGGAATGTATCCTTTCGAGAAGAAGAGTAAGGCTCGGCTGTGGACGGACTCTGAGCTGATACTACCCTGTCGCACCCGCCCCTTGAAAGAACCGACTATTTCAGCCGCCGGGATTGACGTTACTAAGACTGGTATGCACTACGATTTAATTATTATGGATGACCTGCACTCCGAGAAAAACGTCACAAATAGGGAACAAATCGACCAGGTTATCCAACACTACAAACTGGGATTGGCTCTGCTCGACCCCGGTCAGCCATTGGTGGTAGTGGGGACGCATTGGGACTTCACCGACCTCTACCAGTATATTATTGACTTCCAACAGAGCCGTTTTAATGTTCTAATCAGGGGGGCTTACAAGGACGATGGTTCTTTATTTTTCCCCGAACGGTTGGATAAAGAGTTCCTTGACAGCCAGAGAGAATCATTGGGTGGTTACTTGTTTTCTTGTCAATATCTTAACAGTCCTGTCAGTGATGAAACGGCGGTTTTTAAACGTGACTATATTAAATACAAGACCCAAGAAGAAATTAAAGGCCGCCCCATAAACTGGTATTTAAGCGTAGACCCATCCTACGAAGGTACTTACTCAGACTACGCTGCTTTAGTACTGGCCGGTATGGACTTCCAGCGGGATATTTATGTACGTTATATCACCCGCCAAAAGATGACCTATGGCGATATTATCAATGAAATCTTTAGAATCTACACCCACCGTGATTTCCAGGACATTAAAATTGGGCGGATATACCTGGAAACCATCGCCACCCAAAAATCTATCGGTGTGGAGCTGAACAACGAGATGAAACGGCGTAACACTTGGTTGCCGGTGGAGGAAATTCGCTCCCAGAAACTATCCAAAGAGGAACGTATCAGGGGGTTGGCTCCATTCTACGAATTTGGCCACATTTACCATATTAAAGAATGTCCGGAACTGATAGAGCTGGAGTATGAGCTGCTGCATTTTCCTAGAGGCCAGCACGATGATATGATAGATTCTTTGGCGACTATTGCCGAGCGGGCTTCCCCACCTAATGCTAAGGGTTGGGGTAGTGACGACAAGCCCTCTAAAAAACGCCTGATGAGTGTCAAACCCCGTTCGGTGGTTACGGGATATTGAACAGACTATTGTGCTTTTAACCTAGCTATATCTTAATGTGAGATATGGCTGACTCCGAACTTGAAACCAAACTAGCCAGGTTGCAAAAACAAGCTGGCCAACTGGAACCCGAACCACGGGATGCCAACCGCTACAAGCCCAACAAGCGCCAGCGTCTAGTACGCCGCCGGGTTTATGAACGTTTTTATTGGTTGCGTGATGACTCCCTGCGGACTGAGGCCGAACAGGACTGGGAGCTAGCCGATAAAGAATACAATATGTTTCGCGAGAGTGTCGATGACGACTGGCGGGCTAACCTGCATCTCCCGGACGCTTTTGCCGCCATCCAAGCCCAGATGCAGGAAACGATTGAGCGCAAATCCCGCCCCAACCTTATCCCAACCGAAGAGTCTGACGAGCCGATAACCGAATTCTCCAACGCCGTGCTGACCTACAACATGAACAATACCGATTACGACTATCAGTACTTCTTAGCTAAACTGGCGGCGGCGATTAGGGGCACTGCGTTCCTGATGAATTACTGGCGGAGGGACAAACGGGTGGTCAAAGACCCGACTTCAGTCAACGATGACGGTGAGATTAAGTACACCGACAAGGAAATTACCGACTTCGATGACGATTATACCGAGTGGGTACCCAACGAATTTATTTATATTGACGAAAAAGCCAAGCATATCAACGAAGCCAACGATATGTTCAAGCGGGAGATTATAAATATCGAGGAGTTCCACCGCATTTATGAGAACAAATCCGGCTTTTTCGACACCGAGTTCGTCGTCCAAGGCGGCGATACTTCCAACCGTTCCTATTACAAACTACCTAAAGACACCACCGAGCAGGATGTGGAAGTTTTACACTATTACAACCGCTCCATTGACGCTTATTGGGTAGTAGCCAACAACGTCACTATCTACGACGGCCCTCTCCCCTCCAAACACAAAGAACTGCCGCTGGCCGTCATGTATCAATATAGGGTTCCGGGTCGCTTCTGGGGTCTGGGTATTCCCAAGGTCATCCACTACCTGTCCGAAGAGCGCAAGACTATTAGAAATCTCAACATGGACCGTCAGAAGCTTCAGATTAACAAAATGTTCATGCATAATACCAGTTTTGACATTGACGACGAAGATTTGGTTTCCCGCCCGCACGGTCTGATTTCTGTTGATACCGGCGGCCAACCAATCCAAAATGCCCTGGTACCGGTGGAATACGGCGATGTCCCAGCTTCTTATTTCCGTACTGAGGAAATCCTGCTGGAAGACATCCGCCGGGCCCATGGTATAGATGACCGTATTCAAGGGGTCAATATGGGCGGCACGGCTACCGAAGCGGCTATCTTAAAAGAAACTTCTCTAAAACGGGTCAACCTAATTATGGTTTCCGCTGAGATGGATACTGTTATTCGTATCGGTAGATTGAAGTGGAGTAATATTCAGTGGCTTTATGGTACTCCGAGACTAGAGAAAATCACCCAAAACAATAAAGAGCGGGAGAAAAAGATATTCCGTACCATCTCCGTACAAGGCAAGAAGTTCGCCATTGTCGATGACGATGGTAAGAAATCCCTGCGAATGGAAGACGTCAAAGGCAACTCAGCCCTGACTCTTAAACCAGAATACGCCAAGTATCTCCAAGGTTCCTTTGACGTTTCGGTGGACGCTGATATCTTCACCCCGATTAGCAAGGCTATCGAGCAGACCAAAAAGACTGAGATGTTCGGGCTGTTGCTATCCAACCCAGCGACTATGGCAGTCATGGATATCAATACGGCTACGGCTGACGTTCTGGCAGTCAATAACATCAAACCGGAAAAATGGCTGAAGAATGTCGAGAATAAAAAGGACATGATGATGCTGGCCGAGAGCGAGAACATGGTCATAGCCGCCGGACAGCCATTGTCCGGAACTCAAAACGCCAGCGAAGACCACACCATAGTCCATCTAATGTACACCCAGACCGAGGAGTTCAAGTACCTGCCCCAAGAGATTAAACAGTTAATCATGGCCCACATTATGGAAGAACATGATAATAATCCAGCCACTGGAGCGGCGGCTGATTTGATGGCCCAGCACGGTTTAATGCCTAAACCGGAGGTAGCGGCAGGAATGCCTGGCATGGAAACACCCCTTGGCGGACCTGGACTACCTCCGCCCAACCCCAGCGCCGAATTGGGTATCCCTCAAGCTCAGGTAGCCGATTTAGAGCCGACTAATTTCGCCAGCCCTGAATAGACTATTGTTTTTATAAAATAAATTTGTAACAGTTAGATTATGAAGAGCGTTCTGGACTCACTGTCCGCCAAAGAAAAAGAAGCTCTGGCACTTTTATATGATACCGAAGGCTACACGGCTTTGAAGAAACTGCATCGTTTAAGTGTGCAGGGGTTGGGTAAAGATGCCCTGGCGGCTCCTGACCTGGAAACAGTCAGGTTTCTGGCTGGCCGCGCCCGCCAATCCAAGATTACTTTGGACTTAATTCGTGAAATTTACCTACAGGTTAATAAATCTGATGCCTAGGGCCCCTCTCGCAAGGGCCTTAGACACCAGCTTTAGCTGGCCTGGAAAGACAAACTGAAAGGACACTATGGCTACAAAAGCCAAAGTAGCACCGAAGGTCGTCGACGACGACAAAGAAGTAGACGCTGAAGAGCTACTCCGGGAATCAAAATACGGCAAGGACGAAGTAGAAAGCTCGAAAGAGTCGGACGAAACGCCTGAAGCCGAAGAACCCGAAGAAGAGTTAGCCGAAACTAGTGACGACGAAGGACAAACCGACGAAGTCGCAACCGAAGAATCCGAGGAGGAAGAAACTTCCGATGAGGAAACTTCGTTCGTCAAAGAGTTCTCTGGTATCGCGGGCGATACTGAAGAGGAATACCGCAAAAACTTGGAACTGGCCTACCGCAATTCGACGGGCGAAGCCCTACGATTGAAAGCCGAATTGGATAAAACCGAAACGACAGACCAGACCGAGGCAACTGAAGAGATTGACTTGTCCGACCCGTTACGCCTTTGGGCGAAGCAAAATCTGGACGAGGCACTCAAAAGCGCTTACGCGGACTTCTCAGCCCATTATGCCCAAGTTACCGACCCCGTTGAGTATCAGCGCTTTACGCGCACCGTCGCCCAACTCAGTAGAACCATTATGGACTCTGAGCAACGCCTGGCGCCTCCCAAAGAGTTATACGCCAAGGCGGCTGTCATACTCGATTGGCAACCAAATGACAAAGTGGATGATAAGGATAAGTTAGATAATGCCCTGAAAGACCGGGCTTCATCGTCTAAGACCGTATCGGCCACCAAACCTAAGGCTGGACAGTCCAAAGTGACTGACGCTGAAATTGCCATCGCTAAACAGACCTGGGCAGCCGGTAAAACTGACACTGAGATACGGGCGGAACTCGAACCCTACGTTAAATAATTAAATTGGAGTAAATCATGGCAGTTCAAGTACAACTACTTGGTCGTACTGATGGTGGCACCAACTATACAACTATGGAGTTTATAGTTACCGATACGGTTACCGTCACCAAAGGCGACTTTGTCTACTTTGCCTCTGGTGAAATTACTTCGGCTACCATTGCTGGTGCCTTACTTATAGGCTACTGCAATGAAACCGCTACCGGTAACACGGCTAGTACGGTAAAAGCTGAAGTCATTGTCGACCCAGAGATGCGTTATCTGATTGATAACGACAATGATGGAACTACTTTTGGTGTAACCCATGTCGGGACATATTTTGACCTGACAGGGGCTACTGGTGCTCAATTGGTCGACACCAGTACTACCTCCTCAAGCACGGGACAGCTGCTCTGTTTGGAGTACAACCCTCAGATTAGTCCGGTGGAAACCGATACTTCTGTGGGTGTCTTCAAAATCCGCGAGCATGCTTTTTACCCGGTAGCGACTTAAGGAGTAAAATATGGCAGAATTACAATCAGCCTGGGCAGACACGCTTAACTCAAATATCCGTAAGATTTACGGTGACGAGCTGAAGCAAGTCCCGACCCAGTACCAAAACATTTTCAACATTGAAAACAGTTCTAAAGACCGAGAAATTGAAAGCTCGGCATCGGGCTTGAGCCAATTCGTCTTAACCGGTGAAAACTCACCAGTGACCTACGAAGACCGAGCGCAAGGGTACGATGTGACCTACACGCATCAGAAATGGACGAAAGCTATCTCCATCTCTAAGGAGATGTATGACGATGACCGTTTCGGAGTAATGAAGCGCGGTACATCCGACCTGGCCAAATCTAAGATGCGTACTAAAGACCAAATTGGTGCTGACATCTTTAACTTCGCCTTTACATCCGGTGGTGGCGGTAAAGCCACCTTTACAGCCGGTGATGCAAGAGCGTTAGTTAGTGCGACTCACACCCGAACCGATGGCGGAACCGATATTAGCAACAGGGCTACGACTGACTTCAATGAGGCCAGTTTAGAAACCGCCTTAGTTGCTATGCGCGGCACGCTTGACGACAAGGGACAATTAGTCGGCATAAACCCCGACATTTTGTTAGTCCCACCGGCACTTGAAAAAGAAGCCAAAATCTTGCTTGACTCTACACTACGAGTCGGTACGGCCAACAACGACATTAACCCTTACCAGGGAAGACTGAGAATCATTGTTTGGGACCGCATTGGCAGTGGCGCTGGTGGTAGCGATACCGCTTGGTTCCTGCTCGATAGTTCCGAACACAAACTAATCTACTTTAACCGTTTAGACACTGGTCTACAGGGTCCAGAATACGACTTCGACAATGATGTCGCTAAATGGAAGGACGGCTTCCGATGCCGTGCCGGTTGGAGTGATTGGCGTGGCGTGTACGGGTCGTTAGGAGACAACAGCTAAATAAGCTAAACCTGATGGGGCGGGCAACCGCCCCGGGGGATTAAGGAGAAAAAAATATGGCAATTTACAGAGCAAAGACCTGGCCGATTGCGGGTCGCCACACTTTCGGTACGTTTAACTACAAGAACCTCTATAGTACAACTTTCGCTTACACCGATACTTCCAATGAGGTTAATGCAGGAACGTCCACCGCAATCTTGGCGGCTACAGCGGCTACGGTTGGCGCTGACCAGACGATTACGTCCGGTCTAACCGACCCTGATGTGCCACGAGCTTTGAGCGTTACGCCCGGCGGCACGACTGGTGATATTCAAGAATCAGTCGTGACCATTACAGGTACTAACGTTGAAGGCAAGACTATCTCTGAAGCTTTCCGCTTTGCGGCGGACGCTTCGAGCGCAGTCAATGGGAACCTAGCTTTTAGGACAGTCACTAGCGTCAATATTGACGCCCAACTATCCACGGCAGCTACTTTCTCGGTTGGCACGACCAACAAGTTAGGTGTCAACCATCGGTTGTGGCAGAATAACACCACTGTTAAGGTATATTCGCGTACCACGCCGTATGGCGCTCTGACACTTCAAAACGCACCAACTGTCGTAGCCAGTGGCACGGTTGAGAGAAACTTGGTAACTCCGGCAACCACGCCGAATAACACCACGGCTCTCATCATCGCTTACAACTACGATAACTGGTCAGACGGCACGACGCTCAATGATGTGCCTGAGTACTCGATTACGACTTCAACCAGCTCTACGTCAAGTTCTACGTCTACCACGACGGTTACGACCTCGACGTCCAGCACTTCAAGTTCTACATCTAGTACTTCCAGCTCGACTTCGAGCACCAGCTCAAGCACGAGTTCAACATCAACATCTACGACGACCACGCCGTAAAAACAAAATATGGGGATTGGATTGGGGCTGCGGCCCCTTTCCCGCCCTTGCTAATTAAGCTAAAGGAGAACTTATTATGGCAGTTTCATCATTAACTGGTGTGGCTAATCGCCACGACTTCGATACTTCTTTCACCAACGAATACGACACTAACCAAACAGCTGCAACTATTATTACCCCTACGTCGGGTAAATTAGCGGCTGTTAAAGGTATTTACATCAACACTGAGGGAAACTCTGGTAAAATCCGAGTTTACTTCGGGACTTCCAACAATACTATCCATACTATCTTCCCAGCCGCCACCCCTGCATCAGGTTATGTACCAGTAGTAATAAGTGGTGCTAGAAATGAAGTCATTAAAGTGACTTCTACGGTTGGAAATGGCAACAACTACTTTTTACAAATCAATTACAAGGAGGAGTAGATGTCCTCGCCCGCCAACCTCAGCCAATGGTTTGGTGTAATCGCTGGCTATTCGACCATTCGCTTGCGTGGGCATGGTGGAAATACCACGACTTCAACCTCTAGTTCCACCTCCATTTCTACTAGTTCGACTAGTTCTTCAACTTCAATCTCGACCAGTTCCACTAGCAGTTCAACTTCAGTTTCCACCAGTACTTCGACCTCCACCACTACATCTGTCTAAAAATCTGCTTGACAGACTATTGTGCTGGTGTTTAACTTGGGTTAATGGGAACAAATAAAACTGTTTATATTCTCAGCAACTTCTCCACCTACCTACGTTCTTTCAGCCCAATACTAGTTGTAGGGGAACAGATTAAGATGCTTCAGCGGGCTGGCTATCAGCCCGTTTTAATAGCTTCCGAAGGCTGGGAGCCACCAGAAGACACCCCCCACTATGGAATAGAAACCAAACTAACTTACCCGTTCGCTCTACATGACCCTAGTGATAAAGCTGAGAACATCGAGGAAATTGTGGATTTAGCTTACCAGCAATTAAACGACATTTTACCTGATGGGGCAGTGGTCATCACCCATGATTTAATATTCTTACCCGACTACACGGTACTGAACTTAGCCGCCCGAAAACTAGCTCAAGACCGCCCCTCAATTCGTTGGCTTCACTGGATTCACTCAGCTACTAATCCGACAATAGTTAGTCAAGAACGTAATATGTACGGTGAGAAATACGCCGAAGCCCTGAACTCCCCCTTCGCCAACTCGATTATCTGCTATCCTAACGCTTATGATATTCCCAGAGTAGCCCGTAACTTCAATTTTGAAGAAGACCAAGTGGTTGAAGTCCCCCATTCTACCGACCCGACAGAAGGTATGCACCCCTTAGTCCAGCGCTTATACGATAAAAAGAAACTGGGTAATGTGGAAGTACTGATGATACTGCCAATCCGCCTAGACAGGGGTAAGTATGCCGAGGGCAATGTCCGCTTGATAGCCGCCCTGAAACGTATAGGTACCACCGCCCATCTGGTATTCTGCGACTTCCAGTCCACCGGTGACGACAAAGTAGTTTACAGGGCAGACTTGAAGAAACTAGCCAAAGAGCAGGATGCTGAAGATTGCCTTACCTTTATGTCTGAGTTCGACGATATCGCCCAGATGGAAATCCCCCACGAAATAGTACTGGATTTGTTCACTCTGTCTAATGTCTTTTTACTGGCGAGTAAGAGTGAAACTTATTCCTTAATTGCCCAGGAAGCGATGCTGAAGGGTAATTTTGTTATTCTAAATCAGGACTTCGCCCCTTTCAGACAAATATACGGTAAGAACGCCCTTTATAAGCAGTTTGACGGGGCTAACATTGCTATTTCGGGTTATAACGGCGAGATTAATACCACCTACGAGAATATTGATGGATATTATGAGGACATGGCAAAGGCTTTGAAATACTACTCGGAGAACGATAAGGTTTTCAGGGCGAAAACGTGGGTCAGGACAAAGCGTAATCCGGATTATACGTTTAGAAGATATATAGAACCACTTATAAAGGCGGGTGAAAATGTCGAAACCGAAGGTTAGAAGGTCTCGTTCGGGTATTTACAGAGTTTACTTTGAGGGAGAAAAGCCCGTCAAACTACATTCCAAAGAAGAAGTAACCAAATATATTATGAATAGGACAATAAATGTTAAAACCGAAGTTTAGTGTCATAATTCCTGTGTACTCCGCCAAAGACGAAGGTGTCACGGATGCTGAACATAGACATTGGCGGGCTAGAGAAGTCCAAAGAGCCATCAAGTCAATAATTTACCAGCAATTCCCTGATTGGGAGCTGATATTGGTGGATGATGGCTGCACCGATAATACCCCTGAAATACTGCAAAAGTTTGCTGACAGCGATAAGCGGATAAAGGTAATTCATCAGGAGAATCAGAACCGAGCTATTGCCCGTAATCGGGGTATGGAAGAAGCTAAGGGCGAGTGGTTGTGCTGGCTGGACTGCGATGATGAGTACAGCTCCCATTACTTGAGAGAACTGAATCAGGCTATTAAAGACTATCCCGATTACAAGATATTTAACTTTGGCAGTATCGTTTACTACCCAGACCATCATACGGCTATTAGAAGAACTTTCAGACCTAAAATTGAAGGTGATGGGCACGAGTGGTTCAGGAGCGGACATATCGGGGCAGGGTCATTTATTTTCCGCCGTGATTTGTGGGCATCTGACCCCAAGTATCGTATTCCTGATGTAGTCAACTGCTATCAGTTTGCGGCTGACTCTAAATTCCCGATGAAGATAGACCCCGAAAGAGACCACTGGGAGTACACCTATACTGAAAACCCGGAAACGGCGTTTCAGGATGGAGTATACCGCCATGGGCTATCACTAGGTAATCCGTGGGGTGATGACCACTTACAGTTCTATCTTTTAACCCGTGATAACCATTCTCTACCACTCCACCCAACTGACGAGAGTAAAGACGCCCTTTTATACATTCAATATCCACGGGCGCACGAAGAAGTCTACGAACACTTTGGAGAGATATACGATGTTGACTAAGCCTTTGGATTTACACCTTGTCTCCTGGAACCGCCCCAAAATGACCGAGCTGGTTATCCGCACTATTCACCGCAACACTAACAGAGAGAATTTCCGCTTGGTAGTGTTAGACAACGGCTCAAACGGCGACACCCCTGAGTTCCTAGAGTCTCTCCACGATAATGGCCTGATAGACGAATTTATCCCGATTAAGACTAACCTTGGGTTGGAGGCGGCTAGAAATCTATTATTACAAGAATGTACCCGTAGTGATTACTTTGTCTGTGTAGACAATGATTGCCTGATTATGCCCAAGAAGGGTGATAAGGACTGGTTGGAAGAACTTTACGAACTGATGCAGTATTTCCCAGATTATAAGGCGATTGCCGCCCGCACCCAAGTGATGATAGGCACAGGTAATATCTTCGAAGGACACGACAATGACTTAATAGTCGATTTTCCCCATCCAGGTGGCAGTTACCGGATAATGGACACTAAAGTTACTTCTAGGGTGGGGGGGTGGCATCGTGAAGCCCCAGGCAGGGGACAGGAAGAAAAATATGTCTGCGGCAAGCTCAGGGAGGCTGGTTACAAAACGGCCTTTGCCACGGAAGTACGGTGTCTGCACTTATTCGGCACTCCAGATACTGATAGGTGGGGCTACCCCGAAAACTTCAAACCCGAAGATACTGGACACAACGATATTTACCACCCCGCCTTAGAACAAGGCGACGATAAGGTTCAGTTACTGGAGTATGCCTCTAAACAAGATGTGGAGAATTATTATGCTTAGTGTCATCATAAAAGACTCACATGAACCGAACGTTATCAAACTGACCTATGAAAACCTTCATCGGGAACTCAAGGACATAGATTCGGAATTACTAGTGGCTAGTGACTGGATAGATGCTGTTATGGGGTTAGAAACGGGGCACGAGAACTTCGTCTGTATGGTGGAGGCTGATTGTTTGGTCAATTCTGGCTATTTCTCCTCTCAGATGGGACTGTTCAAAAAAAGCCCCTATTTCAGAAAACTGGCAGTGATGTCCTCGGCCACAGCTATTAATGATTGGTCAAACAAGATTTACGGCTATAGATTGGGGGATAATTACACGGAGGGGGTGATTCCCAATAGTGAACAGAAGTCTACAGTTCCTTATGCTGTTCAGATAGCTTATATCCCTGGTTCAGTCATACGCCTAGCGAACTTACAATCCCTATTTGATAATTTGAAGCCTAATAACTCCTGGGATAATGACTTGGTCTATTTTTCCACCCAAATATCTTTGGGCTTTTGGCGCAGGGGCAGGGGTCAGGGCTGGTCGGCTGGTTCATCAGGTAACAGAGTTCATCTCAATCCCAATGCTACTTATGTGACAACTGAGGATTATGTCAATGACTTGGGAAAGTTTGACCCTGAGGCTGGCGATTTGGTTGGTATGTTCAAGAGAGAAGTTATTTCATGAAGAGCCAAAATTTTTGGGATAAGCATATGGCGACGGATGAAGGTGCGGCTAACTATATGCTCTCGTATTCTGAGGGGCCTGGCTCACCCCTAAGACACCTTATAGGCAAGTATCTTAAAAGTGGGGAGTGGGTGCTAGACGCAGGCTGTGGGCCCGGACATAATTTTGAGCATTTCCTAGAGTTCGGGCCATCAGTTAAATATAGGGGGGAGGATTATTCCGAAAGGTTTGTGCGAGTGGCCAACCAGCGAGTTAAACCAATGAGAATTTTCTCTATAGGTGATGTTAGGAAACTCAGACACCTGGACGACTCGTTTGACGTGGTTATCATGCAAGATGTGCTGGAACACACCAATGGCTATGAAACACCCGTTAGCGAGGCCCTGAGAGTGGCTAGGAGGCTAGTTATATTCACCTTCTGGCGATTAGGCAACACAGACCAGATAAATGATGACGGTGATGATGGTTATGGGGCGGTTTATGCCAAAGACAAGTGGGAGAAATTCTTAGATTCTTTAAACTTAAAGTGGACGCACGAACGCCTTCCCAGAAAAGATGCTTATCATGATTTATACTCGGTGGAGGTGGAGCATGGATAAGCATTTAATTGTGGGAATGGGGGAGATTGGACAAGCTATTAAGGCTATCTTTAAAGATGCTCAAACCCTAGATTTAGAATCCAAGGATATTATGAGTCCGCTAGAGGTGCTTCATATCTGTTTCCCGTTTAGTGAGTCGTTTGTAGACGATGTGATTACTTATCAGCACCGTTTTAACCCTAGTCATACAATCATTTACTCCACCGTCCCAATAGGTACTACTAAACAGATACTAGGTGCTGTTCACTCACCTATCGAGGGTCGCCACCCAGAACTAGAACTTAGTATTCGTACAATGCCTAGATGGATAGGTGTTAATGATAATGAAGAAGGATTCTTTTTCACGGGTTTGTTCACTGATAAGTATATAAATACTAGGCAAGTTTTTAATTCCGATTTCACTGAGTTTCTAAAGATTCGCTCTATAGCTAAGTATGGAATTAATTTGATATGGACTGACTATGAAAAGTCTGTAGCCGACAAGATAGATATGGACTTTGAATTGCTCAAAGAGTTTGACCGTGATTATAACAAGCTCTATCACGAACTGGGGGAGAATTGGGCGCAGAGGTACATACTTGACCCCCCCGAAGGTAAGATTGGCGGCCACTGCCTTGTACCAAACGCCAAGTTGTTGAACGAACAATATCCGAATGAGTGGCTAGAAAAGTTGGCTAACTATGAGTGATTACCAAGTCTGGGACAGTGACGACTTCGGGTGCTCGCATGTTATCTCTGATATGTGTCAATCACGGGATTGTAGAGGGGAACTTCTGAAACTTAAAGAAGTTAACCCAGCTTTTAAGATTACACTCTTTACTATTCCTGATGAATCTACCATAGAACTATTAGAGTGGTCTAAAACTAACCGTGATTGGGTGGAAATTGCCCAACATGGTTTTACTCACAGTTCTAATTACGAGTGCGAGAAAATGAGTTATGACGATTTTGATGGTTGGATGAATCAAGATGGTAGAAAAGAGTTGTTAGATGTGTATTTCGCTATGGGATTCAAGGCACCCGGCTGGCAAATAAGTGACGATATATACAAATGGCTAGTCGACAACGAGTTCTGGGTGGCCGACCAAGCCTACAACGATGACCGCCGACCCGAAGAATTACCTGTATATAAAGTGGGTGAAAACTCTGTGCATGGTCATACTTGGTCGTGTATGGGTAACGGAATAGACGAAACCCTTCCACAACTATTGGAGAAAGTTAAGCAGACTGATAACTTCAAGTTCGTTAGTGAGGTTGTCCAATGAAATATTTCTTGGACTGTGGCTTTTACGTCGGCAAAGCCCTAGATTACTACGCCCCCCTAATGGACGAAAGTTGGATAGTTTATGCTTTTGAACCGAACACCGAACTAAATGTGGAAGAGTCTATTAAACGATTTCCCTTTCAGGTTAATTGGGTGAAGAAGGCTGTTTGGACAGAGGATGGGGAAGTGGAATTTGCTATCGGTGACAGGAATGACGCTTCACATATTAGCAGCCTTAGGAAATCCCCTGACCGAAAAGTAATTGTCCCTTGTATAGATTTCTCTCGTTTCGTAGCTAAACTACCTGAAGCGACTATCGCTTGTTCGTTTGATGCGGAAGGGGCGGAGTTCGCAGTGCTTAGGAAGATGATTGACGAAGGCACTATCCAGCGATTAAGTCTGTTAGATATTGAGTTCCACACTCGCCTGTTTGAAGATAAAACGGAGGCAGATACCAGCCTTCTTAGGCAGGAGATTGAAAGTCTTGGCGTGTTAGTAAAGTTAAAGATATAGGAGAATTATGAAAACCATAAAACCATCTAAAAATTATCTATTCGCAAGGGTTATAAAGCCCAAAGAAGCTAAGACCAAATCTGGAATTCTTTTACCAGAAAAAGTCCAAGTTAAGAAGGATAACTCAGCAGAAGTAATTAATAATGGTGATTACTCAGATTTAGTATTTGAGCCAAAAAGTATAATTCTTTATAAGAGTTACTCTGCTACTGAAATTAAGTTAAACGATGAAGATTTTATTTTAATATCGGTTTTTGATGTTCTGGGTACTGTATTGGAGGTCAAATGAAGGTTTCAGTTGTTATTCCTTCCCTTTTTGAAGTAGATGGTGAGTATCTTCGATTGTGTGTTGAGAGTTTAAGAGATAGTGGGTTTGAGGGACAAATAATCGTGATGACTAACGGCACCTCCCATAAACCAGATTTAAAACATCTCAAGGTCAACCATATTCATACCCCTAAACAGGGACAATGCTTAAGTACTAATATAGGTGTCCAGATAGTCGCACCCGACACCGATTACATTATGGTTAGTAACTCGGATATGTACTACGCACCAAGTTGGGATAAGAATCTGCGATTTGACTATCCAGTCTTTTCGCCTAACTTAGTAGAGCCTACTAATAATGCAGGGTCCGCTCCCCCATTCTTGAAGCTCGATGGAGGTTTGACTGTGGAGGAATTTAAGCCAGATGTAGTTAATCTATTTGTACGACATCAGGAAGATGAGATTAAAGAAGAAACTGGCTTTAACCTGCCGTTCTTTATCCGCAAAGACCTATGGGACTTCCTAGGTGGCTACGATACAGCCTTCGACCCCTGGTCATCGAATAGCGACACTGACCTACAGACCCGCATCAACCTAGCGGGAGTTACACCTATGCGCCTGCGAGATGTGCTAGTCTACCACTTTAGCAATAAATCAGGTACCTTTGATGGCACCCACCAAGACTATTACCAGAACAACATCGAATACTTTAAGAGCAAGCATGGCTTTGACCGCGATGAACTCGGCTCGGATGTATGGATGAATAAGGATATGATACCTACCGACCCAGCCAAGATTAAGTATAAGCAGGAGAAATATGCCGGACTTTGAACAGGTAGACCTAGAACTGCCTTTGGGAGCTTTCTCCAGCTTTGATATGGCTTGTATTTATCCAGCTCTTAAAAAATCCAGCAAGAATAATGTTTATCTGGAAGTAGGAGTCGATAAGGGAAAATCCTTAGCCTTTGCCCGTAGGTATTTCAAGGGGGATGTTTTTGGTATAGATGTCAGGGACGACCCCGATATTCGAGGCACTAACTTTATCCAAAAAGAGTCTAACGAGGCTGTTAAAAACTGGACTCTACCTATTAAGGTTTTATTCATAGATGGCGACCACAGTAAGAAGGGAGTTACTGGTGACTGGGATAACTTTTCACCATTCGTGGTCAAGGGTGGTTGGGTGTTTTTCCATGACGCTGACAGCGGAGAAGTTAAGAAGTTCGTCAAGACGCTTAATAAGCCCAAGTGGTATAAGAAACCTGGTTTTAATACGGGTATGGTATCGGTGCGGATATGATATCTATAATTCTCAACTCTTATTCGCCTTTGAAATCTCAGAGGCATATGGATATGGCGGCAGTAGCGGCAATTCGTAAGTTTACCGACCCCGAGTTCGAGATTATCATTATCGATAACTGCCAAGCCCACAGATTCCGTGACGATTACGGTGTTCTTGCTCCCTATACCCTAATAGAGAATAAGCGAAACAGAACTTGCTACGCCTCGTATAATCAAGGAGCTAAAATTGCCAAAGGCGAGTACTTAATTTTCACCCAGAGTGACATATTCGTACACGAACGGACTATTAATAAATTGGTTAAATATCTGGAAGAATTCGATATCGCTTACCCCCAACAGATAGAGTTATCCAGGCAGCAAGTTCAGCATATTTATGACACGCCTGATGGAGTTCTGACTGACTTCGGATATCGGGACGCTGGGATGTTAGCCATAACTCGTGAAGCCTTCAAAAAATCAGGTGGTTGGGATGGGCGGTTCAGAAACCTGCTTGGTGAAGCGGCTTACTATTCTAGGATAGATAAGGCCGGACTGAGCTGGACGGATAAAACGAACGCCATTATCACCCATATCATGGCCGGTAACAATCTGAGTAAAGACTCTAGTATATATAATGAGGAAATGGCTTATGACGCTGAACTGATGCGGAAATACTATGGGGCGCATAAATGATTAAAGTCTTACATATTCCATCGATGTGGCACGAAGGCGCCCAACACTGGGTCTGGGCGGCTGAGATGATAGCCCGTTACTGTGATAAGACGAAATTTAAGATGGACGTGGTAATGGACTTGGACAGGGCTGAACAGTTGCACGGACAGTACGATTTAATTGTGCCTTGGTATATCACTAAAACACCAGCTTTCCTGCCTAGAAAGAAAGTTATAATTATCGCCCATTCCAGATACGAAACTGGCTGTTTGGGCTGGCCGGAGATTGCTGGTCGGGGTGTGGTCAGCAAGTACCTGTATGATTATATTAATAAACAGGAACCGGGTATAGATTATAATCTGCATATTGTGAACTATGGAGTTGATACTGATTTTTGGGAACCCCTGCAAAAAGTCGAATCGGATAAAATTAGGGTTGGCTGGATAGGTTCGCCAGACTCTAAGAACCTTGATATCGCTAAAAAGGTCGTGCAAGGGTTGGACGTTGAATTTCTACCCCTAAACCTTGACCAAAATAGACGCTCTATTTATGGTATGCCCAATTACTATAATTCTATCGATGTCCTGTTGGTTACTTCTTATGAAGAAGGTTTCCACCGCCCCACGATTGAGGCTATGAGTTGCGGTCTAGCGATTATCAGTACGAATGTGGGGATTGCACCCGAAGTCTTGGAAACAACCTTTGGTAATGACCAATGGGAATATCATTGGAGTGAGGAGCGGACTAAAGCTCACAGGACACAGATAATTGATGGTATGAGGCAGTCTCTACAGGAATTAGATAAATCCAGCATTAATGAGATGGGTCAGCGTAACCGTAAATTAGTATGTAAAGACTGGTCGTGGGAAAAGAAAATCGGGGCTTGGGAAAGATTATTCGAGAAAAGTTATGAAGCAACAAAAAGTTAATATCAATACTCAAGGAATGTGGGATAGCCGTTTCTCGGGTGATGAATGGCGGGTCTTCCCTTATGAGGTACTATATGATAAATATCTACATCGTAAGTCCAACGTAAAAACACTAGCTGATTATGGCTGTGGATTGGGCGAGGGAATCGAATATTTATCTAAACAGCCCAACTTCAAAGATACCAAGTTTTACGGGCTGGATTTCAGTTCGGAAGCTATTAACAAAGCTAACCCAGACCATGACTTTATACTGGCTAACTTTAATGAAATCAATGAATATCCGAAAGTCGACTTAGCCCTAGTCGTTCATACTCTGGAACATATTAATAAACCTTTTGAGTTTTTAGAAAGAATTAAGTCTGTTTCTAGGGAGATTGTATTGGCTATACCTCGTGAAATTGTACCTCAAGGCGAACACTTCTCGGTTTTCGACCTAAGTGATTTTGACGCCCAAGAAACTATCTTAGACCAAACTGAAGTAGTTGTTATACTAAAAGGAGAATTATGATTGCTCTTGCTGATTGGAAAGTCACCCGTAAACAAAAGAAGCTAATAAAAGAAGTTCTTAAAAGCGGACGTCTAACCTACGGCGATAAGACTCGTGAACTGGAGAAAAGGTTTGCCGAGATTCATGGCGCTAAATATGCTATCTTTACCAGTTCAGGTACAGCAGCCCTAAAAATATCCCTCCACGCCCTTAAAGACAAATACGGCTGGAAAGACGGCTCAGAAGTAATAATTCCAGCCGTAACCTTCGTAGCTACCATGAACGCTGTGCTGATGAACAACCTTGTCCCAGTGTTGGTAGATGTGGAGAAAGAAACTGCCAACATTAACCCCGAACTAATCGAGGAAGCCATCACCAAAAAGACTGTAGCCATCATGCCCGTACACCTGTTGGGACAACCAGCTGACATGGACGCCATTATGAAGATAGCTAAGAAGCATAAATTCCGTGTGGTGACTGACTCTTGCGAAACAATGTTCGTGAATCAGCACGTTGGTGATACAACCTGTTTTTCCACCTATATCGCCCATCATCTAGTAACTGGAGTGGGGGGGTTCATTTTAACCAATGACAAGAAGCTGATGACCACCATGCGCTCTATGCTGTTTCACGGACGGGATGAATCCTACCTAACCATAGACGACAAACCCAAACACATCTGGAAACGCTTTCACTTCCCCCGTCATGGCTACTCTGACCGCATGACCGAGCTGGAGGCGGCTTTGGGGTTGGGCGGGCTGGATAATTGGCAGGAGATGATTGAGAAGCGCCAGTTAAACGCGTCTATTCTTTCGTGGGAGCTTGATGATTTAATAGAGTATCCAGTTTCGGGTTTCTTCGTTCACGCTTTTATGTTCTTCCCCGCTTATGTCGAACGTAGAAATGAATTGATGATTTACCTGGAAAAACATGGCATACAAAGCCGTACTATGATGCCTTTAATTTCACAGCCGATAACTAAGCCATACTTGAAGAAAAAGTACCCAGTCGCAAAATATATAGGTGAGAAAGGAATATTGTTACCATGCCATCAGTATCTCAAGCAAAAAGACCTCGATTATCTTATAAAAACCGTGAAAGAGTTCTACCAATGACTTGCTTAATTTCAGGGAGTGCTGGATTCGTTGGCACTCACCTAGCCCAACTGCTAAAAGATGAAAGTATGCAGGTCTTTGAGTTCAATCTGCGCCACGGACAGGACATCCGCAACTTTGAGCTGGTACGCAATACCCTGGATGCAATCCGCCCTAACTATATTTTTCACTTAGCAGGACAAGCCTTCGTACCAGAATCATTTTCTAATCCAAAACGTACATTTGAAGTTAATACTATCGGGTCAATGAATATCTTAGAAGCTGTCAGGCAACTCCAAATTAAAACCAAAATTATGCTTTGTGGTACAAGTGAAGAATACGGTGATGCTATGAATGGGAAGGGGGTAATTGACGAGCAAACCCTCCCAGAACCTAAATCCCCCTATGCCGTGTCAAAAATGGCGATGGATTATCTGGGGAGAGTCTACACTAACGCTTATGGATTAGAGGTAGTCATAACCAGGGCTTTTAACCACGCCGGACCCGGACGGGGCGAGATGTATGCTGAGAGTGCTTTCGCCAAACAAATCGTGGAGTGCGAACTTGGCAGGCGTAAGGTGGTAGAACACGGCAATCTAACGACCATTCGTAATTACACTGACGTCAGGGATATAGTCCGAGCTTATCGTTTAGCCATTGACCTCCCCCCAGACGTTTACAATATCTGTTCCGATAATTCCGTAACCATGCAGGAGTTGATGGACTTACTAATTAAAAATGCCAAAGTGCCTATAAAGACTAAAGTCAATCCAGCCTTGTATCGTCCAGGCGATTTCAGTTTCAAAAGACCGTCTTGCGAGAAGTTCAAAAAATGGACGAATTGGTCTACGACCTACAGCTTGGAGGAAACAATGATAAGTGTATTAGATGGTTGGAGAGAAAAATTACAATGAATCCTGGGGAGCTTAGTAAATATATCAGTGATAACATTCAGGGAGTCTTCGGCGGTACTGAAATGGAAGTGTTTAAAGAGGAAGTCGGTAAACTGAAACCCGACCAAGTCTATTTAGAAATTGGTGTCGATGAGGGTAAGTCGATGACTGTCGCCCACCACTACGCTAAAGAAGGTGTCTATTTAATTGGTATAGATATAAATGATGTCCAGGTACACGAAAAGAGTATTGGTAGGGGACCGTTTGCTATTAAGGATGGTTTAATTGGTATTGGTAAAAAAGGGTTCTTTATCCACGGTGACGCTGATGAGTTTGCCGCCCTTTGGACCATACCAATAGACTTACTGTTCTTAGACCCTCATCATGATTACGAATCTATAAAGCAAAATGCTCTCAACTGGATACCTAAAGTCAAAAAAGGTGGGATAGTTATCTATCATGATTATGACCACGAGGAAACTAAACAATGGATTGATGAATATCATGGAGACAATAAAGAAGTTTTTGGTAATAAGATTGTGAGGGTGATTAAATGAAACGCTGCAATGTGGGCGCGGGCAACGTGCCTCTCAGGGGTTACTACAATGTTGATAAGTATTACTACCCTGGCTCTCCTAATCCCTTAACCGACCAGCGGGAAGTCGATAAATGGGTGGATAGCGAAGACTCCAAATGGCTGTATGGAGACGCTGTTAAATTAGACTTCGAGAGCGAAACCTTTGATGAAGTAATAATGGTTCACGTCTTGGAACACCTGGATATGGAAAAAGGCACCCAGGCTATCGCTGAAGCCCACCGAGTCCTTAAACCTGGCGGAACAGTGGAAATAGAATTACCCGACCTTTTGGTGGCTTGTGCCCTAATGCCAACCGTTCACGTCACACCTACGGGCAACAATCAGCCCTGGCATCGGGTTATGGGTCTTTTATACGGTACTACGGGTAGCGACGGCGAGGGGCAGTATCACCTGTGCGGTTATACCAAAGAATACCTGAGATTCAAACTGGAAGAGCGGGGCTTTAAAAGTATAACGGAAATACCTGTCGGTTTCGGTCATGGGGACGATAGTGAATTAGGACACGCCGAACCCCAGTATGATTTCAGATTTAGAGGGATAAAATAGATGAAAAAGATATTATTTATTCCCCCAGGGATACAAGGTGGCTGGTACATGGAAGCCCACTACGAGTATTTAATCCGCTACCTCTCAGATGAATTCTTTATAGAGCAAGCCCAAGTTCCCTACCCACCTTATGAAGACTTTCTTACTAGAGAGTCGCCATTTGCACGCAATCCTGATGATTACGACTTATTAGTACCTTTATTACCCTCTCATTGGGGGGTTATGGACAAGGAAAAGTACAAGCACAAGGTCGCTGTGGTTATGTATGAACCGGGGGAGGGAGACTGGACTAGAGCCGCCTATTTAGCCTCAGCCACCGATGTCGTAGATGCTATGGACGCTAGTGGGCGAATGCTTCACTCTGTAAGATTTGGGATTGATACTAATTTGTTTCAACCCTTTAAAATGAAACGTGAAGACGATTTATTGCACGTCGGCGTGGTGGGGTCATACGGTAATCCTCGCAGACAGATTATAGAAGGTATAAAACCCCTATATGATATGCCAGGTATAAGATGGATGTTTTTCCCTCAGAATTGGGTCAATAATGGTGGAGACTTAGAGCCTTTGGGAGACATGGAGTTCAAAAAACGGGTAGTTGCCGGAGGTAAGTATTGGTCTGGATTACCTAATATTTATAATCAAATGGACGTGTTAGTCAGAATAGATAACTCTTACGGGCTATCGTTTCCTGTCTTGGAAGCCGCAGCTTGCGGCATTCCTGTTGTTACTACCTACCAAGGCATTGACCATCATATTACTGATGCAGGCGGTGGCATTATGTTATTACCCGACCCGCCCCATATTCAACGCTGGCCTCAGAACGAAGGGGAGCAACTTACGAATAAATTACGAACTGCCTTGGAGTATATGCGTGACCACCCAGTCAAACGTAGAGAGATGGGAGCTAAAGGACGAGATGAGATATTACGAAACTGGCAGTGGAGTCATCATATAGGGAATTGGCGTAAGTTTTTTAGGGAGGCAACAGCATGAAAATAGTATTTTTTGGGAACTTTGGTAGAGGCTGGGATAATTCTATCTGCGACGAAGTCCATATCTCTGATGCGTTGGAGGAATTAGGGCATGAGGTTGTACGATGTCAGAGAGAGGAACGACCTATATTAAATGAAAGATATGATTTTGTTCTGATGTCCCAATGGGACGGATATGGTGAGAACCTTATAAGAGACTTACACACAGGACTGAATATACCAGTTGTCTACTGGAGTTACGATTACCAAGCAGACGGTCAAGAATGGCACGAACGCCTAGTCAAAGAATCTGACCTCTACTTATCCAAACGTATAGCTGATAGTAAATACCCTAATTGGCAATGGCTGAGCCAAGACTTCGCCCCTAGTTTCCTAGACAAACATCCCACCCCTATCGAGAAAGACATAGATGTGCTCTTTACGGGAAGTTATCTTGATTTTGCTACTGAAAGAAACGAAACTCTTAAAGCCGTAGATGAGAAGTTTAATCTAGTAATACATTCGGTTAATGCTTGGGAGGGCTTCAAAGACGTCCGCCCCCCAATAATGGATGAAGGTCTGCCAGAACTATACGCTAGAGCCAAAGTAATCTTATCCATAGACCATACAATCGAGGCTGGATATTGGAGCGATAGACCAGCCCAAATCATGTGTTGTGGGGGATTTGTACTCCATCGCTATCAGCCTTTGATTAGTAGTGTTCTGCGTTCCTATGTTGGTTATTTCTACGATATACCTAGCTGTCTATTAAGTATTGAGTACTGGCTAGAAGCTGACGAAGACCGGGAAAATCTAGCCACCCATGGTTACGAGTATGCCCAAAAGGAACTAAAGGTTAAGAATCGGGTGGAAGATTTATTGAACATAGTACAGGGGATTTTATGAAAATTCTTCTTACAGACCCATATTTCGGGAAATTTACCAGTGATATGGCTAACTGGTGGCGTAAACAGGGACACGAAGTTAAGACGGAAAGATACTGGAATCCTCAGTTAGCTAATGAATGGGCAGATTTAATATGGATGGACACCGCTGATAACAATATCGTTTCCGCCACAAATCCAGGGGAAGCATTACTGGCAGATAATGCCAATTACAAACCGTGGAGTTTGTACGACATGGATTTATCAGATAAGAGAATTATCGTTAGACCGATTGATATCGAGATTTGGCAAGGCCATCAACATGCCGCTCGATGGAGTTTAGTGGATGATGTTATTTTTATAGCCAATCATATAAGGGAGGTCGCAAATATTGCTAACCTACCTGGATTGACCGATAAAACCAAGTTTCATACTATTCCCTGTGGAGTTGATTTAAGTCGCTATAAGTTTAAAAAGCGTAGTCCGGGTTTTGATATAGCTATCGTTTCTGAGAAATGGAACTCTAAAGGAACGCATCTACTTTTACAAGTTATCTTGAAACTTCAACAAATAGACCCAAGGTATAAGATTCACTGGCTGGGACAACGAAGCGACTCCAACTGGGAGTATGCATATTTTGATGATTTTGTAGAACATCATAACTTAAATATAGAGTTTACTAATATTCTTTTAGAGGGTAAAACTGTTGACGAATTTCTAGAGGATAAAAATTTTCTTCTGCATGGTTCTGTGAAAGAAGGGTTTTCTTATGCAATCGCTGAAGCAATGGCGAAGGGTATTAAAGTCGTGCCCCATAGATTTTTTGGAGCTGATGATATCTGGCCCGGTCTGACATGGGATTCCATAGACCAAGCCATAGATAAGATTACTAGCCAAGAATATGATTCCATCAGCTATAGACAGTATTTAATAGATAGGGGGTATACTTTAGATAGTATGATGAGTAAAATTCAGGAGGTTATAGATGACTGAGGTTGTCCTCAAAAATGGGACTAAAGTTTTAGTCGATGATAAGGACTTAAAGTTAGTTAACTCTATTGGTGGCTGGCATCTAAATAAAGATGGATATGCAATCACTGATAAGATTATTAATGGCAGGCGGAAAATTATTAAAATGCACCGTTTGCTTTTGAACGCCCAGCCAGGCGAAGAAGTTGACCATAGACATGGCATTAGAACAGATAATAGACGCTCCGAAATACGTATTTGTACCCATGCCGAAAACCAGCATAATAGACCTAAACCCAATCGAAATAATAAATCTGGTTACAAAGGCGTATACCGACATCAAAATAAGTGGATAGCCCGTATTTGGTCTAATAGTTCTTCAATATTTTTAGGGAGATTTGATGATGTGAAAGAGGCAGCCAGAGCATATAATAAAGCAGCAATTAAATACCATGGCGAATTTGCCAATCTAAATATAATTAAAGGAGGTTCGTAATGACACGCGAAGACGTAGAACAATTACATAAACTAATAGACAAACTAGCTGCTGAAGGGGTTGAAATAGATAGTACGACTGTAGAAGTTACAGGAACTGTTGAACCAGCACGAGTTTTACCGGAAGGCAAGCGAGTAGTCCGAACAAAACAAGGGGGAGACAAGGTTTATTTAATAGACGAAGTAGCCAAGACCCGCCAGTGGATTACCAAGCCAGAAATACTAGATACACTGGGTTTCATAATGGACGATGTGGTAGAGGTAGAAGAGGCAGAGCTTTTCAAGTACAATCAAGGGGAGGCTATCTACAAAGCCCCCGAAAATGGCTAAGCTTTTAACCGTAATTTGTCCTATTATTCGTCCAGACCTCGTACAGCGGATGCTCCAAACCCTGTACGAGTACACGGACAATATCTTCTATACCTACATAATAGACCAATCTATCAACGGTATAGACGCTACTAAGCTACGAAACCAATATAAAAATTTAATGGTGATAAGAACTCCAAAGTCGGATGTTCATTACACTGGTAATTTGGGGTTCGCCCAAGCAACCAACTTGGGTATAAGATTAGTCGATACCCCTTACTTTCTAATGCTGAACGACGATGTGGAACTAATTCATCCAGCTTGGTGGGATGGGGTGATAGAAACTTTCAGGAAAGTTGAAGAAGCCACTCCTACTACCCCCGCCATGATTGTAAACCCCGCCTCTATTAGATTGGCGGATTGGTCAGTCGGCAGGGAATCAGGGGATGACTTTGACATCATCCCTTATAAAGATAAATATACTGACGAGGATTGGCGGCATCTTATTGAAGATGAACATTATGTAAACGAACATCTGACCATTAAACCAGGTTCGGTTATTGACGGGGTGACGATGTACGCTTCAGTAATTGATACTGCCAAGTTTTTAGAGGTCGGTATGTTAGATGAACGATATTACCCAGGCGGAGGCGAAGATTATGATTACAGTTGCCGAGCAAGGATGTTTGGCTATAGATGTGTCGGTACGACTAGGTCGTGGGTATGGCATCACTGGTCTAGTTCGTTCAAGTCTGTCCGAGATGAGGAAGATATAAAGAGTTTAATAATACCTGAGTTGCAGTGGAACCAAAACCATGAAAAGTGGGGTAAGGGCTTTGATATATGGGGTTATAGATGCCCTAAGTGCAAGGAGATTATGCTCACCAAAGACGGTTTTACTGCTACTTGCCCCAAAGACGGTGAGATTTATAAAATGCCAGAAAACACCATCACCCCCCTCTAACAGACTATTGTGGTTTATTCTGTTTTTATATCATACTGACAATATATGGCTGATCAGCATAAAAACTTTGCTTACTCAACAGTAGCTACTGCCCCATCACCAGCCACTACTGGAACTTCATTAGTAGTTGCCGCCGCTGATGGCGCTAAATTTCCAACTGTGCCTTTTAATGCAACCGTCTGGCCTGCTGGGGCACAGCCTCTAACGACCAATGCTGAAATAGTCCGAGTCACGACCATCTCAACTGATACTTTTACTATAACTAGGGCGCAGGAAAGCTCTACAGCTCGCTCAGTTGTAGTAGGCGACCAGATAGCGGCTACGGTTACCGCTAAAACTCTAACCGATGCCGAAGGTCTAACTCGGGTCGGCGGAAATACCACCGAAGCTACCACTACTAGCACCACAGCGGTTGATTTATTGACAGCTACTGGACTTAGCATAGCTACAAATATTCCAATCTTTGGTTTAGTGTCAGTTAGGAGAACAACTGGCGCTGCAAGCAGTAATGGTTTTGGAGTTAAACTTAATACTACAGTGATAGGTGAGGCGGGTAGTTCTGTTTCGTTGGTTAGAACTACTGCCACCGACCAAGCGGAAGCCCATTCCGCAAACTTTTGGTTAGGCCCACGAATTGCTAATTATAATCTCCAAGGTTCGGGCGTTGCCGCAGCTACTACAGGAAATGTAGCAGCAGCTGGTTCAGGATTGGGCAACCCAACATTAACCGATGCCCAACCAAGTGCAACAATCACGGATGTGATTATTAGGGCCATAAGTGGAGATGGGGCTATAACATTAGGTGCTGATGAATTACACGTTTATACCTTTGCAGTAAGTTAAGGAGAAATTATGCTTTGTATTTTTGAAGGAAAAGAAACAATCAGGGACGATAAAGGCAAGATAATTGCTAAGGGTCGCTACGCTGGGGAAATCCGTGATGATATTATTGCTCACGCTCAACTGCCCAATCCTCAATACGGCTCAGAAATCCAACATAAAAAAGAGGGTCTTAATAGACTGACGCTTAAAAAAGAAACTCTAGCTGAGGCCAAAAAGCGTATTGGTGATGAACACGCTACCCAACATTTACCGTTTGACCCGACAACTGTTACAGCTCAAGACCTACAGGAAACTATAGTCAGTGAGAGTATAGAACAGTCACCGAGGGAAGTGTATATCAGCCCAAGCCTCAAGAAAAAAGATGGCAGCCCAGTAACGATTGGTGACTTTCCAGATAACTTCTCTTTTGGTAACGGGACAACCGCTAATGTTAAAGTTCCCCTAAAAGACGGGACTGAGCTATTTCTAAGCTGGTGCGTGCTTCCATATGGCACTAATCTAACCCCTGCTCATAAAAACGCTCTACACTCTATCATAGCTAGTAGGTAGCCATGTTTGGCTCAAATTATTTTGGCCAACCATACTTCGGTCAAGGGTCAGCTAATGTTGCGGATGCTACAACAACCTCCACATCAAGTTCAACATCAATTTCTACTAGTAGCTCTACATCTATTTCCACTAGTTCGACAAGTAGCAGTGTTTCCACGTCCACCTCCAGTACCAGTTCGTCTATTTCTACCAGCTCAACTAGTTCGAGTATCTCGACCTCTATTTCCACCTCCAGTACCAGTTCTTCTATTTCTACATCTACCTCCAGCACAAGTAGTTCTATCAGTACCAGCAGTACGAGCAGTTCGATTAGCACCAGCTCGACTAGTAGCTCAATAAGTACTTCTTCCACCTCAAGCTCTATTTCCACCTCTATCTCAACATCGTCAACCAGTTCTTCGATTTCCACTTCCATTTCTACTTCTAGTACGTCGAGTTCAATCTCTACTAGTACTAGTTCCACATCCAGCTCAATCTCTACTTCTAGCACCTCCACTTCAATTTCCACAAGCAGTACTTCTAGCAGTATCTCAACCTCGATAAGCACCTCCTCTACTTCCAGTTCGATTAGTACGTCCATCAGCACAAGCTCTACAAGTAGCTCAATCTCTACTAGTACTTCTAGCACTAGCTCCTCAATTTCTACTAGTTCTTCTATCTCCACCAGTTCCACCTCCAGTAGTATTTCCACCTCTATCTCAACATCCAGTACTAGTTCCAGTATCAGCACTTCCAGTACTAGTAGTTCCATAAGCACCTCTAGTACCTCCAGCTCTATCTCCACATCGACTTCCAGTACTTCTTCATCTGTTTCGACCTCCATCAGTACCTCCAGTACGTCAATGTCCACTTCGGTTTCTACCAGCTCGACCAGTTCCTCTGTCAGTACCTCCACCAGTTCGACCTCTAGTTCTATTAGTACTTCTTCCAGCATCTCGACCAGTATCAGTACGTCAATCAGTACCAGCAGTACCAGTAGTTCAACCAGTACTTCCATATCTACCAGTTCCACGTCATCCAGCATTTCTACCAGTCAGTCGACTTCTATCAGCACCAGTAGCACCAGTAGCTCGACTTCGCTGTCCACCAGCTCAACTTCCAGCTCAATCAGCACTTCCAGCACTAGTACCTCAGTATCGACATCAATCTCCACTAGTTCGACTAGCTCATCACTCTCCACAAGCTCCAGCACCTCCACCACCCTAATTGATTACATGACCATACCCAGAGTCACCATACCGTCTTTTAATGTTTGGAATAATTAGGGGGAGGGTAATACCATCGCTTCTCAGGGGCCACTGAGTCCGAGCACGACTGCTGATTCTGCTGATATTGGAACAAAGACTTGGAGTAATCCTAACAATTCCCAAACTAGTGATGACTCTTATGCCACAGTATTTTCTGTTGAAGCTATCCCTAAAGATTATTCGATAAGAATTGTCAAGGGTGGGACTATCAGTGGTACCGACCAAAGCGCTAGTACTGCTTGGTCCTTGACTGAAGCTTATGTTTCTTTTGGTAGCTCCTCTAATCTGTGGGGGATGTCTTGGACAGACGCAGATATCAATGCCACAACCTTTGGTGTAGTAATTGCAACTGTTTGGACTGACGGAGTGGATACAGCTATAAGCCACTATCTAAAGGCAACAAATTTTGGTTTTACCATTCCAAGTGGAGCGACCATAAATGGTATTGTCGCAGAATTTGAGCGCAAACAGGCTCCTACGGGAGGAGGTACGATTACCGCCTATATCGACCACATCCGCATGACTGTTTATTACACCGACGCCACAACTTCAACCTCCACGTCATCATCAATTTCCACCAGTACCACCACATCCGTATCAGTTACGACCTCAACTAGTTCCAGCCTTTCCACTTCCAGCACCAGCACTTCGGTGTCTACCAGCTTATCGACCTCAATTTCAACCTCGTCGACCTCCCAATCCACTAGCTCAACTTCCAACTCCACCTCCACAAGCTCAACCAGTGGCATAATTACCAACCTCCAACCTCATGCGACTATAGGGGTGAGCAGATGACACTTATCCAGACTATTACTAAAACAGGTGGCTCACCCCAAACTACGGCCTCTTTCATCTCCACTAATGGTAATACTTTAATCATAGCGGCGGGGCAAGGTTCAGCCAGTGGCGGTACTATCACTGTCAGCGACAATAAAGGCAATGCTTTCACCAGAGCCGTAGCACGGGAACAGGCGGGTGCCAGCGGCAACACAGCCGAAATCTGGTACGCCTCTAATATAGTCGGGGGAGCGGGGCATACCGTTACTATCGAGTATTCGATAGCCAGCAGCGTAGGAATTGCCGTTGAAGAATGGTCGGGACTTTTGACCAGTGGAGTGCTTGATAAAGTAAGTGGTCAAACCGCTGGTGGAACACCTGTTACCTCCGGCTATACAGCCGTTACCAGTTACGGCGATGAACTGGTCGTCGGGGTGACTTGCGGCAATTCAGGTGATACTGGAGTCGGCAGCGGTTTTTCCAACTATACTCAAATAGATATCGCTGGCCACCCCCTATCCATAGAAAGTAAGACCGTATCTACCCAAGCTCAGTACCAAGCTGAATGGACTGGACCCAGTAGTAACACTTATGCGGCCGTAGTAGCTACTTTTATCGCCAGTGATGCTACTTCCACTTCGACCAGTAGTACCTCAGCCAGTACCACCAGCGCATCCACCTCTAGCACATCAAGTTCGATTAGCACCTCGACCTCCAACTCCACCTCCATATCTACCAGTACGACCAATAGCACCTCGACTAGCTCGACATCTACTTCTAGTACTTCCACCTCCACCACGCTTATAGACATCAACTCCAACCCCCAAACTATTATCAACAATGCCGACCCGCGAGGGGCTATTAGGCAATGGCGATAACAGACTATTGTGGGAAAGTACTAGATAGGCAATAGTTAAAATATGAGGATAAATGTATTTAATGCCGAAACTACCCACTGGGAAAAATCTTACCTAGCCAATCCTTACTCTGTCGGCGTCACCTCCATAATCGTCAAGAACGCTGACCGCTTTGCAGCCAATGACCGGATTATGATTGGTGAAATGGGCACCGAAACCGCTGAGATAGTGACCGTTTCAGCCGTCAATGCCGACAACCTGACCCTGACCGTTGGCACGACACTCTACGCCCACTCAGCCGACGACCCAGTTTATGTGATGACCTTTGACCAAGTACGCTTTTACCGTTCAACCGATAGCGGCAGTACTTACTCGTTGCTGGTTACCAAAAATATGGATGTCGACAATCTCAGCCTCCAGACTATTTATGACGACACCCAGGGCACCTCGGCTTATTATTACAAAACTTCTTTCTACCATTCCGTATCAACCTTGGAAAGCGCCCAGTCAGACCCGATTAAAGCCACCGGTTGGCGGCGGGAACAAGTCGGCAATATCATAGATGAGATATTACAGGAGGTTGGCGACCCCCAAGAAGTCCATGTTACCCGTAGGGAATATCTGGGCTACTTTAACGATGTTGATGACGATTTACAGGCTAATGTAGCCCGTCCATACACTTTCTTACACGCCCGCAGTGCCCATACCCGAACCATCAACCTTAACTATCTGAATTTCCCGACTGACTCTAATGGCAAACAATCTATGTGGAAGTTTGACCGCATGGACTATAACTTCACAGATACTTCTACCGACCCCGATATTGATGAAACCAATACTATCACAGTCATCCCAATGGAGGAGTTCCGCAACAAGTACGCCGATAATACTGTCAGTTCTACAACAGTTAGCGATGACAAACCAGTCGCCATGACCTTAGATACCTCGGTTAACCGTTTCCGCTTCTCACACCCCGCTAAAACCACTGGCTCTAATGTCTTTTACCTGCACTACTGGAAGTACTTTACGGTCATTGACTCCGAGGGTGATGTCATTGAAACTCCCTCCCCTTATATTTACAAGCTCTACTGCAAAGCTATGTACTGGGGCAAACGAGCTATAGCTGACCCTAATATCACCCAAGATGCTAAATATCTGGGGCTGTACGAGCGTGAAAAAGCCCGCTACAAAACCATTGACCGTAAGGATGCTGGCACGTCCCGCAGTTTCCGACCCCAAGACTCGACCATAACCTCCTTCAGGAGATAAGATGGCCAGCAATAATCCCAGACCTAACCGCCAACTGGACTTATCGGGAGGGCTACAAATTGGCACCTCCCACTTACTACGCAAAAGCAGCGAAGTCAAACTGACCAAAAATGCTATTTATAATGCCAAAATAGGTTCGGCTAAGCGGCGTGATGGCTATGAACGGGTGGCAGTAGTCGGCAATGGTACTGATACCTACGGCGGTTTTGTCTACCGCTATGGCTCCAATGACAAGATTATAGTTGGCAGTAACGATTCCGATGGCACGGCTGGTACACTGCGCTACTTGGACAGTAACGGCGGATTGACCACCATTATTTCTGACGCTCCAGCCAGTTGTCGCTTTCAAATGCTTAACGACCTGGATGAGTTATATGTGGCTGGCGCTTCGGCTAATAATAATTA